ACTTTAACTGATTCGCCCGAATTAGAGTATATTCCATTCGAAGAATTTCAAAAAACTTTAGATAATTAGCAAATAATCCTTGACTTATATACTATTTCTTTCGTATATTAGGGTGGCTATGCAAGCGATTTCGCGTGCAATTGGTTAGGATTAGGTGCACAATCTACCCGTTTTGCCCCGCTAATCGTGCGTGCGATGGCTTAAAGTAATACTTTATCGATGGCTTAAAGTATAACTCGAACTGCGATAACCTTAAAAAGAATAATGCTAGCAGTGGTATATACTACACAACCACGACAATATGTCACAGGTATTACAGGTATACAGGTAGTGCACTAAGTACCTGAACTTCAAGCTAGCAGAAAAGATTTATGCGGATAATGTGACATAATTACAGACACAAAGGGGGGTAGGGCTATTAATCGTGAATCGGCGAATCTATGACATAATGTCAGAATGCCATACTTGCTCTTATATCGGCGTGGCTTTTTTCACCTATAGAGAGTTATTAACACTCTTACCTAAGAGGTAAACCTACCGTCCGCATTATTATTTATTGCGTTGCTTTTTCTCATTCATTATATATTTATCATTATGATAAACACTACATACCTATTCATTATACTTATGTTATTCCTTGCGGGAACTCTATACTCACAAGATAGTAGTTTTAGAATCTCTGATGATACTATGGAATTACAATTGGATAAGAAGGCACACTTCACTACTTCATTTGGTTTGTATTATTTCTTTTATACTACCATTACTATATACTCTGATACCTTATCTCACCCACAATTAGATGCGATGTTATTAAGTAGTTCTTTGGGTTTATTGTACGAAGTGTATCAAGGAACATCATTAAGTAACGCGGATGGATTTAGTAAAGAAGATTTCTATTATAACATTATGGGGATAGGGTTCGCTCGTTTCACTCACGAAGTTTTTTTGTATTTTAAGGATTTAATCTAATATTTATATACAGACTGGTTTTAACAACAATAGGTTATTGAGAATGAAAAAACGAAAAATATTAGGTATTAATGCTTTGAACCACGATGCATGTGTTACCTTGTTACACGATAACGAAATCTTGTTCGCTGGACATAGTGAACGATATAGTGGTATCAAGAATGATTCAGAACTTAATGAAGCTATCTTTGCAGATGTTAGACGATATGGTGATTGGGATGAAGTGGCTTATTTCGAAAGACCTTGGAGTAAGAAGTTACGACAGATTTATGCAGGTCAATATTCAGAAGCATTTGCTAAACACAATTTACCAACCGCACATCTAAAACAATTTGGTATCAACAAAATAAATCATTATGTTGACCACCACTTATCACACGCCAGTGCAACTTACTTTTCATCACCTTATAAAGAATCAGCAATCGTTTGTATTGATGCAATTGGTGAATGGGAAACTTGTACTATATGGTATGCTAAAGGAACGAAGTTCGAGAAGAGATGGTCTCAAACATATCCACATTCATTAGGATTGTGGTATAGTGCTATGACACAAAGGTTGGGATTAAAACCACAAGAGGATGAGTACATACTAATGGGTATGGCAGGTTGGGGTAAGGTTATTCCAAAACTAAAGAGAGAGATTAAGGAATACTTTTTTCGCGAGAAAAAACTTCTACACTTTAATAAGAACCTACACAGAGGATGTATAGATTGGGATTCAGAGTATTATCCAGATGATGGTTCAGATGAATGGAAGTTCACTATAGCAGCAAATGTACAGAGTATATGTGAGGATGAGATATATAAGGTATTTAATAAAGCAAAACAAGTAGTACCTGAAACAAACAATATGTGTTATGGTGGTGGAGTTGCATTAAATTGTGTAGCAAACTCTATGATAGCACACGAACTTTATCCAAGTTTATGGATACTCCCGAATCCAGGTGATGGTGGTTCATCGTTAGGGAGTGCCGCATATGTATTGGGAGAGCATGTGAACTGGCATAATTGTTTTCTTGGTTATGATATCAAGGGTGATTATCCAACCGAGCAACTTTTAACCGAGCTTCTTAAAGGGAACATCGTTGGAGTCGCGAACGGAAGAGCGGAGTTTGGACCTCGAGCTTTGGGGAATCGTACTTTGATGGCAGACCCACGAGGTGATAAGATAAAAGATAAAGTAAATAAAATTAAGAAACGACAAGAGTTTCGACCATTCGCTCCTGCAGTATTGGAAGAGCACGCACACGAGATATTTGAAATGCCCGTGAGGAAATCTCAGTATATGCAGTATGTAGCGAAGTGTAAGTATCCAGAGAAGTATCCTGCTATATGTCATATAGATAATACATCAAGGGTACAGACAGTAAGTAAAGATGATAATCCAAACTTCTACAATCTGATAAATGAATTTTACAAAAACACGGGTTGTCCTATGGTTCTCAATACCAGTCTAAACATTAAAGGACAACCCATTGTAAACTCATATGAGGATGGTGTGGAGTTTACTAAACGATATGGTGTAAAAGTATTTTAAAATAATACTTGACTTTAATAGTAAAAAAGCCGTATATTAAGGAAATTAAAATGAATATAGGAATTATAGGAAAAGGATTTGTAGGACATGCTATCTCTGAGGGTTTCAAGACTCAAGGACATAATATCATTGTACACGATATCCGATTAGAAACACAAATAACTGATGTATTGGATTGTCCAATTGTTTATATATCAGTACCTACACCGAGTGCCGATAATGGTGATTGTGATGTTACAATAGTAGAAAGTGTATTACGAGAGTTATATCATCTAAACTACAAAGGATTTGTTTGTGTGAAGAGTACAGTCAAACCAGGTTCACTTGGTAGGTGGAATAAGGAATATGGTTCAATACTAAATTTAAGTTTTGTACCAGAGTTTCTTCGTGAGAAGTGTGCTGTAGAAGATTTTATACATAACAATAATGTATTGGTTATTGGTACGGAAGATGAACGAGTAGAGAAGTGTGTGAGAGATTGCCACGGAGTTCTACCCACACATACAGTCGTGATGAAACCAATTGAAGCTGAACTAATGAAATACTTCAGTAATAGTTATAAGGCTATGAGAGTTACATTCGCTAATGCCTTCTATAAACTTTGTCAAGAGGTAGATGCTAATTATGATGTAGTGAAAGATACATTTTTATTTCACGGAGTTGGTGATGGACATTACCTACGAGTGAACAAAGAGTTTGGTGGATTCGGTGGTACTTGTTTACCAAAGGATACTAAAGGATTGGCTAACTTAGTTGATGAGTTAGGATTAGATATAGAGTTATTCAGAACCATTGTAAATGATAATATTAAGTTTACTGCTGGTGATAACAATCAAGAAAATAGGATAGAAATATAGTTGTGAGATATTTATATATGAGTGGAGTGATGGCCGATATGAAACATTATGGTTCATCCAGAAACAGAAAACGACCCAATGGTAACTTTGTTACTACTCATCCTATGTATTTGGTATTGGATATGGATGTTGAGAACAATACGCAAGTAGCGAGGTATAAATGAATGGGTTGTGTGGAGAAGTAATTGGGACAACAAAAGACATATCAAGAGTTAAAGGAAATTCGAGACAGTCTAAGAAAGCCCAAGAAGAAAGAGGTTGTGAAGAAATCACGAGTAAACCCAATAAAATTTTTGACAATTTTAATCGTAATACCATTATCGATTTTAGCATTATTTCCAGTCTCGTTAGGGATGGTTGGAATAATTTTATTGATGTGGTTAAGAGATGTAATCCGAATGAGATAAGTTCGAGAGCTGGGGCTGTAGCTCAGTTGGGAGAGCATCGCACTTGCACTGCGGAGGTCGCTGGTTCGAACCCAGTCAGCTCCACAATAATGGTTTGATTCATGCCGTTAAGTAGATTTGGAAAACGGCATGAAAGAACCTTTGGTAAGAAGAAAGAGGAATGGGATGGTAACTTTAGACAACCACCTAAACCTGATTCTTACTACACCACGATTAAAGGACAATGTAGATGGTGTGGTAATATGATAGTAAAAGAAGATGGTACTATCAATGAAAGAAAGAGTTGGCACCAAGATTGTGCTACAGAGTATATGATTATATATCACTCAAGAGAACAAAGAGCTCACTTGAGAAAACGAGATAAGGGTAAATGTAATCATTGTGGTATTACAGCAAGAAGATGGGATTGTGACCACATAAGACCTTTAGTAGAACAGAAAGGTGTAAAGGCAAAAGATTTAGATTGGAGTTATTATAGTTTAGATAATCTACAAACACTTTGTAAGAAGTGTCATAGAAAGAAAACTAACTCTGAAGTACATCTAAAAAAGAAGAATAAAGTGAACTACAAGGAGACGAAAAAATGGCGTTAAATCTTAGGAATGATTTAATAAGAGCAAGTAAAATACATTTTGAAGCTCACATTGAAAAACATAGAATCAATGTTGAGAATTTACTTAATAACTCAGTAGGTATTGGAGAACATGCTGATATAATGGATACTATAGAAAAGGAATTAGAAGAGATTTCTAAGTATCACGATTTATTAGAAGTGTTATCTAAATACTTTCCAAGAGAGTTTGATGGTGATGATACAAAAAAACTATTACACGATTCAGCAATTTAGGAATTTAAAATGAAAGAACTTAAAGCAACAAGAGTTCCACCTGGTGATAGGTGGGCTATTACAGATGGTGATGACCAAATCTATTCTTCGTTAACAGAAGTATTGAATGCAATCTTTATGGAATCTGGTGGTACAGAATTTTATATAGATGCTCAAAAAGGTGAAGTGCATGTCGAGGATGGTAAAGAGAAACCACCAACGATTAAGAAGTACTCACTATATGGAGAAGAGTATTAGATGACAAAATTAATTATGGCGATGGTCATATTGGTTATAAGTAATATAATGGCTTGGTGGCAATTGAATGCTCAATTTACCACTACATTAAAAGGACATTGGTTTTGGAGTAGTGCTAATTGGATGGCGTTATTTGGAATACCAATTGGTTGGTTATTTTTCCATTCATCAAGATTATCATATGAACACTTTGGATTTACTTGGAACATTAGAATGATAGGGTTTGGAGTTGGTACTATTATTTTTGGTATTATGTCCTATTTATTTCTACGAGAGATTCCTACATTAAAAACAATTATATGTATCTTATTAGCAATATCAATTATATTGATTCAAGTAACGAATGTCATTGGAGATTAAAATGAACTTAGAAGATTATATAATAGATGTGCCAGATTGGCCTAAAGAGGGTATCGTGTTTAAAGATATCACACCATTATTAAAAGATGCGAATGCGTTAAATCATTCCACATTATTAATGAGAGGTTTATTAGCAAACCAAATTAATGCTAGTTATATAGTTGGATGTGAGGCAAGAGGATTTATATTTGGTTCTTATCTTGCAAAGAGAATGGGATTGGGTTTTATACCCGTAAGAAAAAAAGGTAAACTTCCACCACCAGTAATCAGTAGAGAATATGAATTAGAATATGGTACTGATACATTAGAGATTAAACCTGGTGTGGGTAAAGTTATTATTGTGGATGATGTATATGCCACAGGTGGTACTTCAAGTGCTACAAGAGAATTGTGTGAGGAAGCTGGTTATGATGTTATAGATGAAGTCTATCTTATCAATCTATCTTTCTTAAACAAAGATAAAGTTAAATCAGTTATAACATATTAAAGGAGATTATATTATGGCAAGACTATCAGACTTATTTGATACGATTCAAGAACAATATTTTGAGTTTGAATCTAATCATTTAGAATTTGTGGAAAAGGGCAACAAATCAGCAGAGGGAAGAGCCCGTAAAGCAATTGGAGAGGTTAAGAAGTTGGTTACTGAATATCGTAAAGAATCAGTACAGGCTTGTAAATCTAACAATTACAAATAAGGAGTTACAAAATGGTATTATTATTTAAACTATTGCATGTGCTAACATTTTTAGGTGTTGGTTATTTAGTGTATAAAGAAAGAAACTAAAAGGAGATTGAGTGATTAGAACAGCAGAGTTTGTATCACCAAAACATCCTGATAAGATATGCGATAGAATATCCGATAGGATATTAGATTACTGTCTTACTGAAGATAGAGATGCCCGAGTAGCCGTAGAAACAATGGGTGGACACGGGCATATCTATGTTAATGGTGAAGTTACAATTGATTCAGATAAAGAAATTCCTATACCACATTTAGTAGATGAGGTGTTAGGTGAACCAGAGATTTACGATGTAACACATACCACATCAGTTCACTTGGTGAAACAATCACCAGAGATTGGTAGAGGTGTTGATGTTGGTGGAGCAGGTGACCAAGGTATTATGGTTGGATATGCTTGTAATGAAAATGATGAGTATGTACCAGAAGAATATAGATTATCAAGAGGTCTATGTAGACACCTTTATAATAGATTTCCGTATGATGGTAAAACACAAATAACAATAGGTGAAGATAAGAAATTAACTATTGTTGCTTCATTTCAAAATACAAACCAAATTGTATTACGCGGAAAAATTAATGAATGGTTAAAAAGTGAACCTTATGATTTAAGAGCACTACATTGTAATCCAGCAGGAGATTGGGAACAAGGTGGTTTCGATGCAGATGCAGGATTGACTGGTAGGAAATTAGTCGTGGATAATTATGGGCCACGAGTTCCAATCGGTGGTGGTGCATATAGTGGTAAAGACCCAAGTAAGGTTGATAGAAGTGCAGCATATATGGCAAGATATATTGCGGTAAAAGAAATGGAACGAAAAGAATTGGATGAGTGTTGGGTTAATTTAAGTTATGCTATTGGTGAGAAAGAACCATTACAGGCAACTTGTTTTAATAGATATGGGAGTTGGGGAATACCATCTCACTACCCAATATATCCAAATGAGATTATAGAATTTTTAGATTTAAAGAAACCAATATATTACAAAACATCAGAATGGGGAGCATATGGTAATGGATTCAAATGGGATAGATAAAAAGAAGATACTTATAGTTTGTGCACTTGAAGTAGAAACACAAGGTCAGTTAGATGATTACGATGTTATCTATACAGGAGTTGGTAAGGTTAATGCAACTTATAAGTTAACAACACACTTTGGAAAGTATGGTTCACACATACCTTATGATTTAGTAATCAATTATGGAACTGCAGGTTCTCGTAAAATCAAAAAGAAAACATTAGTTGATTGTACCAAGTTTGTGCAGAGAGATATGGATGTAACTGGTCTTGGATTTATGAGAGGTGAAACACCATTTGAAAATGATGTTCCATTGATGTTAGATTTTGGTATTACTGAACATAACCCAATTGGAAGAAGAGCAACTTGTGGTAGTGGTGATTCATTCGTGGAAGATAGAACACAATACTATGGTGAAGTGGTGGATATGGAAGCATATGCATTAGCAAAGGTTTGTTATCTGAGAGATATACCATTCGTATCATTTAAATATATTACTGATGGTGCAGATGAACAAGCACACGAGGATTGGGAAGCAAACTTAGCACAAGGTATTATAGAATTTAAGGAACAAATTTTAAGTAAGGTGTAAGTTTGAAAGCCTATGTTATAACCATTGAGGGTAATCAATATAGTGAAGAGAGTGCACAGAGAACTCTTAAATCAGCAATTGATGCTGGATTAGATGCAGAAATATATTATGGGGTTGATAAGTATAATTCAGTAAATGAATTAAAAACTCAAAACTTAACACTTAATGATTTAAATCAAAAATGGTTAAAGTATAGTTACTTAGAACCAGCAATCGGTTGTTTCCTATCTCATTATTTCTTATGGTTAAAATGTGTACAGAGTGGTGAGCGATTTGTTATACTCGAACACGATGTAGAATTTACAGATAAGTTTGTAGATTCAAAACCAGAACCAGGTTCATTTAGTATTATGAATATTGGTAAACCACTATGGGATAATAAAACTAATGAACATCTTGGTGGTGCACACGCATACATAATCAATGCTATCCAAGCAAAGAAATTAATTAAATCTGCAAAGGATGATGGTATCGTACCAACAGATGTTTTTATCAATCGTAATATTGTTTCAATAGAAGATGCTAAAACATATACTTGTTTTCAACGACAAGAGTTTACCACAATACAAAGAGATATCCAAAGTGATAGTAGATATTCTGATGATTGTGTTCCAGCAAAAAAAGCTTGGAATGAGGGTAAGGGTAAGGTTATGGTTTTTCTAGCTGATGAAACAATGTATGATAAGATACCACCTTTAATTTCGAATGCAAAGATAGATGGATTGTGGGATGGGGATTTTATTGTAGTAACACCAGTAGGTTCAGATACAACATATTTAGAAGAACGAAAGATAGAATATTACATACCACCAGAACTTCACGATACACCAATACATTTTAATAAGATGTTTATGTTCAGTACATTCTTTGAAGAGTGGGATTGGATATTGTATGTGGATTTGGATGTATGGTTTTTAAATCCAATAACATTAAGTAGTCTTAAAAGTAAAGATAAGTTATTTGCAAAACGAGATAACCTACCTTTTATAAAACAATTTAAGAATAAAGATTTAACTTCAGAACAATCAAGGTGTAATAAATATTTAAGTAATCCCCTAAACTATGATGAGGCAACATTTCAAACTTGTTTTCTATATTGGCATTCAGATTTAAACAAACAAGTATTTAAAGAACTTGAATCTACATACTTTTACTTTTATGTTTATCTTGAAATGGCAAGAGCAAATCATTGGGAACAAGCAATATTCAGTATAGTATTTAATAGACGATGGAATATTATAGGAGAGGATTGGATACAAACAAAAGTATTAGATGAAGTGGATTGGGATTTATCTTTGTTAGATAAAGGTTATTCTGATGGTGGAGATTATGAAGATATTACTTGTGTACATTTTACAAGTTTCTTTCCGCCTTGGGAAAAAAAGAATAAACGATTTTATAATGAATGGTTAAGTTATAATGAGATATAAAAAATTTATATTTGATACTGAATGTGTTTTAGATTTAAAAGATGATTTATTAATATTTCCATTTCAAGAGGAGTACATTGAATATCAATCTTGGGCAATGAATAATCCAAACGATTTCAATCGTGTGGTAAATAAGTTTGCAAGTAAAGCACAATGGCAAGGTTTATTAGAAGAAGTAAGAATGGTTCGAGGTAATCAATATCAAAGAAAATTATTTCATCCTGATGGAACACTATATGTAATATCAGAAGTTAGAAAACTTCCAAATCAAGAATATCAATCACACGGATTACAAACATCATATTACGAATCGGGTAATGTTAAATCAATAGAAAACTTTAGACACGGAGATAAGGCAGGAGAATATAAACAATATACTGATGATGATACTAAGAATATAATTGTAACTGGCCAGTATGATTACAATTGTAAAGTTGGTGAGTGGGAATATAATAATGAAAAAACTAATCGTCCTTTAGCAAAAGAACTATATAAAGCAGGTGTATTAATAGAACGAGTTGAAGTTGATACTAAAGGTAAAAGTGTTGTAGAGAAGAATTATAATAGTAATGGTGAGTTGCATGGAATATATAGGGATTCACATAATAATGGTGAGTTAAGAGCTCGTGGTATTATGAGAAATGGTAAGATGGATGGTATGTGGTTTTTTTATTATATTGATGGTAGAGAAAACTATAAGATAAAATTTGATAATGGTAAACCACTTGAGAAGTTTGTTTATTATAATAATGATGGTAGTGTTCAATGGAGTAAGGATATACTATGATTAGTTTTATTTTAAATTTTTGTTCAATAGATAAGGGTAAACATATTCACATACCAGGCACTTGGGGTTCTAACAATTATTATAAAATGGTATCCACTACATTAAAAGTTATTAAGAATATACAACAACATAAGTTTGAACACGAGATTATATTAATAGATAATTCACATAACTGGCCTAATATTACTTTATCAAATGTAAGAGTTGTAAAGGGATTTCAATCAATGACAACTAAAGAATTGGAAAATAACAAGTGGTTTAATTTACATAATGATACAGCAAAATTAAGTAGTATGACTTTAGAAAATGATACGATGTGGGCATCATTAGGTTTTTATTTGGGTACTAAAGAAGCTAAGTATGATACGATTGTATTACAACATAATGATTTATTCTATTATAATTTTGATGCAATTGAGGATATGATTTATGATATGGAAGCAGATGATTTATCATATGTTTCAGTAGATAATAAAAAGGTAACTTTGTTATCATATGTTATACATCAAGAGTTATTCAATAAATTAATTAAGGGTGATATAGAATTTTCACCAGAACACGGCGGGATGGTTAAGACAAAAGATTTAGGATTTAGTGATGCATATTTCTTTTTGTGTAAAAAAGATTTCTTTCGTGATTATGATATCGATTGGATATATGGCGATAGTAATCACGGAGCCACAATACATTGTTTAGAAAAGGGTTATAAGTATTTACACCTTGGTCCATACTATGATAATCCAAATTATGATACACAAGATACTGGTGAGCATAATATCTATTACTATGATGGACAAAAGTTTGCTTCACATCTAAAGGGTGGATTCTCTGAAAATAAAATATCAACAAATACTAATAGTACTTTCTATGAGGCATTAGATGAAACTATCTGATATAGTAAAGGACAAATTAAAAACTCTAACTGAAGATTTATATTGGGAAAATAGAGATACTAATTATGGTGTACTTGCATCTATACATTTAGATAAGGATGGTGGGGTTACCGATTTCAATACAAATATAGATGTTGATAATTCCAACACAATAGATAATATATTTAAGTACTTAACTAAACACGAATATAAGAGATTAGTTATATTTACAAGAACAGATAAAGAGGTTGGTAATAATTACAATGTACCAAACACAGATACATTAAAGGATATAGAGCAAAGATGTACTGATAATATTTTGAACTATTATAACTTTATACAGAATCCTTATCCAGATGGAATACCTAAGTTCAAATTAGATTCTGATAGTTTTGGATTGAGATTTGGATTTGATAATACTTGTGAGATAGATAAGATAGCAGTAAACAAATCATATAGATATGGTGTTCCTATGGTTGATAGTGAAGAACCTACCAAATATAATATAATAATAATGTGTACTAAAATGGGTGTGGAGATATTAGATGAAAGATGATTTCGTACATTTAAAAGTAAATGGTAACTTGATACAAATTGTTTGTCATAATGAAACACAGCAACAAAAGGTTATAAAGAATATGACAGAACCAGGTAAATGTGTATTCGAGGGATACGAACATTGGGAAGATGAAACAGTCATACTTACATTTAGAGTATTAGATTATATTGATATGAAACCATCGCAAAACTAATGTTTATAAATCATACACACAAGTTTATCTTTATTCACATACCAAAGAATGGTGGTACGAGTATTCGTAATTCATTTGATATTAATGGGTATGATAAAAAGGTAGTAAGAAAGAAGTACCCACACGATGGTACAATGAAGATACGAGATTATTGTGGAGATGAAGTATGGAATACATTTTATAAGTTTGCAGTTGTTCGTAATCCATATGATAGATTAGTTAGTTATTATCACTTTCATAAATCACCACAATACAGATATCCAGCAAGAGCACAAGAGTTAAGTTTTAAAGACTGGGTTATGAATGGATTAGATGACAATATAAAGAAAACACAATTCGGATACTTAGCAATGCAACCAGATTACACTATTAGATTTGAAAAACTACAAGAGGGTTTTGATGATGTATGTAATGGTATTGGTATTGAACCATATGAATTACCACACTATAATAAATCAGAACACGAACCATTCGAAAGTTATTATGATGATGAATTAAAGGATATTGTATATGGAATGTTTTTAGTTGATTTTAAAAGATGGGACTACGCTCGCTAGCTTCAAACTCTATATTATTTCTGCCTTTTCTGCTACCTACCCATAGTAATATATATGAGAAAATGAAAAAAAACCTTGACTTATATTATATTTTTTTCGTATATTGCTTATATGAATGAGTGTAAAAAATGTAATGTTCGTATGGATGACCAGAGAATACATCTCGGATATACAGAATGTCCAAGTTGTTCTGAAACAGAAAAGTATTCTGCTCATGTCGTTTATCCACATAAGACTGGTGCCTTTGTACAACCCGTAACTAAAACAGCTTCTAACAATCTTAAACGAATGGATAGAAGAAGTGTTGGTGGTGGTAGAGTTGCCAAGGGTGTTTATGTAGATAATAGTTGGGATAGATATTTAGAAGAACTACAAAATCCAACACCACCTAAGAAAAAATTTATACCAAAACCAGTTCGTACAAATTACAGAAGTTATAATATAATGAGTAAACCTTTAATGAAATATTATAGTAGGTTTGGATATGAACCAGCTTTAAAACAATTAAAAAAGATTTATAAGAATGATAAGATTACATTACAAACTTATCAAAGAATACAGACCGATATCAATACTTTACAACAATTACCAGCTAGATTACGCAGGCGGGTACAAAAAATAAATTAAAAAAAATGAAAAAAACACTTGACTTATATACTAAAAAAGCCTTATATTTATGTATATGAAAAAGGGAAATAATAAAGAAATGACAAAAATTAAACATTTTAACCCAATGGCTCTACGAGAAAAATACTCGATTGGTGGTACTAAAAAAACCAATCCTTTCTCTTCGTTCTGGTCTAATAATGATTGGGATACTCGTAGAACTTCTCTTCTTGATGAAGATGTAGAAGTTAAAAAAGGTGGTAGGAAACCAGTTGACCATGTCAAACTTGCTTCTTATAGAAGAGCCATCGCTAACTTTGTAACGATTGTTACTAATCGTTCTGATATTCCAGTCCAATTCCAATCAAATGATAGTTCTTATACTGATGGTAAAAGAGTTATGATTGGTTCTAAGATTGATGAGAAAAACTTTGACCCCGTAGTTGGTTTGGCTTTACACGAGGGTTCACACATTAAACTTTCTGATTTTGATTTCTTGAGAAATCTTGAAAACAACATTCCACAAGAAACTTTTCTTCGTGCTGAGAAAGTTGGTTTTGATAAATGGACAGTTGTTAACCATTTAAAATCTTTATTAAATTATGTGGAAGATAGAAGAATCGACCACTATGTTTTTACAAACTCACCAGGTTACAAGGGTTACTATCATTCAATGTATGATAAGTACTTTCACTCTAAAGTGATTGATAAAGCTCTTCAAACTGATGAGTACACTTCTTTAGATTGGGATTCATATATTTTCAGAATCTTAAATCTAACTAATAAGAATCGTAATCTAAATGCTCTACCTGGATTGAAATCAATATTCAATATGGTTTTCATCGCTGGTGGTGGTGTTAAAAGAATGAACACTACTGAACATTGTTTCATTACTGCTAGTTCAATTTACGATGAAATGCTTACTCATTTACCTGAAGTTCAGTATGATGAGAATGGAGATAAAGTTCAAGCTCCACAAGATATGAGTGGTTCAGATAATTCTGGTGAGGGGACTGGAACTGGTTCACCTGCTACTAATAAACAAGAATGGGAACAACAACAATTAAGTGATTCTGAATTTGGTGATATGATTGATAACATTGAGAATGGTGGTGGAAATGTTTCACCTGGCTCAGGTACTGGTCACGATAAATCAACTCAGTTGACTGAGAAACAAATGAAGCAATTACAAAATGCTATTCAGAAACAAAAAGATTTTGTAAATGGTGATACTAAAAAAGTTGGTAAGTTAACTAAGAAAGATTCTTCGGTTGTAAAAGCTATGGAAGAAGCTGGTGTTGAGAAAGTTCAAGCTGGTACTACTATGGAAAATGAAAAATATAATTATGATAGTGGTGAGTATGAAAAAGTTAATAGTAAAGGTGTTGGAGTTATCTATGTTAAGAAGTTAACTCAAACAATGATTGATGAAAATCTTTTTCCAAGTATTCTTAGAGGTCCAAATTCTTACTACTACAACTCAGAAAAAGATGCTGAGATAATGAGTGCTGGTATTTCACTTGGAACTAAGCTTGGTCGTAAGTTACAAGTTCGTGGTGAATCAAGAGATTTAAAATACACAAGATTAGATTCTGGTCGTATTGACAAAAGATTAATCGCTGAACTTGGGTTTGGTAATGAGAGAGTTTTCAACACTACTTTTGTTGAATCTTATTCAGATGCTTTCTTACACATCTCGGTTGATGCTTCTGGTTCTATGAGTGGTAACAAGTGGAGACAGACTATGATTTCTACAATTGCTATTGTTAAAGCTGTTGATATGATTTCAAATGTTGATGTTCAAGTTTCTTTCAGAAGTACTCACGATGGAGATTACAGAAATAGAAGAAGTACTTCTTCACCATTAATCTTGGTTGCTTATGATTCAAGAGTTGATAAGTTTTCAAAAGTGAAAAAAATGTTTCCAAGTATTTATCCAGGTGGAACTACACCAGAGGGATTATGTTTCGAAGCTATCCTAAAAGATTTAGTTCCGACATCTAATAACAGAGATTCTTATTTCTTGAATCTTTCAGATGGGATGCCAATGTTCAGTAATGATACAATTAATTACTATCATAAAGATGCTTTGAATCACACTAAAAATATGGTTAATGAGATTCGTAAGCAAGGTATCAAAATTATGAGTTACTTTGTTAGTGATTCAGATTACGGCAGAGAAGATAACATTAAGGATTTCAAAACTATGTATGGTAAAGATGCTGAGATGATTGATATCAATTCAGTACTTCAAGTTTCAAAAACAATGAACGCTAAATTCTTGGAGAAGAATTAATGAGTATAAATGCTTATGATAAAAGAACAAAAGAAAAGTTGGAAATAATATTAGCAAGCCATGTCAAACAAATGAGAAGGTCATTACCTTGGTCAGGTGAGAATACTCACATCGTTAAAAAGATAATGAAATTATTTAGAAAAAACACTTGACTCGTATTATAAAAAAGCCTTATATTTAGGTATAAATAAAAAGAGAGAAATTATGAATTGGAAATTAATAGGATATAGAGTTGCTGAGTTTTTAACTATGTTACTTATTTTCGTAACATTTTATTTATGGATGATAATTGCAAATATTTAATTTAAAAAAAGTGAAAAAAACACTTGACTTATATAGTAAAAAAGCCGTATATTTAGGTATGAATAAAGGGAAAAAAATTAATAAAACAAAGGAAAATCAATAATGAGTTTAATCGTAAAAATCGAAAAATCGGGTAACCGATATAATGCTTGGGATAATGATGGTAATAAACATACATCATCCATCTCTATTTCTGCTAGGAAAAGAGCCCATGCTAAGGGTATGGCCCTTGAACAACGAGTTAACAAATCAGGTAAGAATTACTGGTGGGTAGTTCCAATGTCTGAATTTGAAGCTGGTTCAGCTCCAATCTTTGATACTTCATCAGTTGAAGTACCAAGTGACCATGCTGAAGTTCTAAACTTCATTCACTCTTCTTACAAACTAAAGCCACAAGGTTTGGTTATGAAAGAACTGAAGTGGAAATATTTAATTCGTTCTGCCGTTAGAGGTAAGAACATTCTAATGACTGGTCCTGCTGGTTGTGGAAAAACTATGGCTGCTAAATCTTTGGTTAATTCCTTAGATAGACCAGACTTCTATTTTAATATGGGTTCTACTCAAGACCCAAGAGCCACTTTGATTGGTAATGTTCACTTTGAGAAATCAAAAGGAACTTACTTTTCTGAATCATTATTTGTTAAAGCTATTCAGACTCCAAACGCTGTGATACTTCTTGATGAGTTGTCAAGAGCTCATCCAGATGCTTGGAATATTCTAATGACAGTTCTCGACCAAGGTCAGAGATACTTGAGATTAGATGAGGCTAGTGGACAGGAAACTATCCCAGTCGCTGAAGGCGTTACTTTCGTCGCTACTGCTAATATCGGTAATGAGTACACTTCTACTCGTGTGATGGATAAAGCTTTGATGGACAGATTCACAATCGTTGAGATGGATGTCTTAACTGATGAAGAGGAATTTGGTTTGTTGAGTTATATGTTCCCGCATGTTGAGCCTGATTTAATGAAGGCTATTGCTGAGATTGCTCACACTACGAGAATGGAATCAAAATCTGATTCAGGTAAAGTTTCTGCTGGGGTTTCTACCAGAACTTCAGTTGAGATGGCTGGATTACTTTATGATGGTTTCGGAATCGATGAGGCTGCTGAAGTAAGTATCTATCCACAATTCGCTGATGATGGTGGGATGGATTCTGAAAGAACTTTTGTAAAGCAGTTAGTTCAGAAGTACATCAATGATGGTACAGACGAGGACTTGTTCAATGTTGAGGACGAATCTGAAAGTATGAGTTAAGTTAATTCTTAACTCGCATGGCTGGTGGTTTTTATTTCCTTTCTTTCCCACCAGCCATTTTTTTATACATTTTGAAAGTTTGGATATATATTTATAGTTGGAGTTAATTATGAAAGAAATAATATTAAAGGTTTTAAATCGACACTCAGATTCACAAGGTAATATGAGCTCAGATGCTTTTCGTGAAACACTTGCAGTTGAAATTGCTGCAGTTCTTATATCAGAAGCTTCCGATACAGATTCAGTAGATGATTGGGAAGCAAAAGATAATCCACTTAACATTACAATGTGGAAAGGTTGGGATGGTAAAGAAGAACCACTATCTCAAGAATACTTAGACCATTGGAAGTGTGACCATTGTGGAGATAATACACACGAAGTTGATTACGATTACTTAGGTAATAATAGAAATCATTTACAATGTGAGTTAAAACTTGAAACATCTAATCAATTAGAATTGGAGCTAAATTGAAAGTAGAATATGATACTTATTTAATCTTAGCAAGTCATTCAAAAAAGCTAAGTGGTGATTATAGTGGATATGTATATTTCAGAGATTTGGTTGAAGTGCTAGAGAATATAGCAGTAAAGCAGATTAGTACATATTTATATAATGGAAACCATTACACATCTGATTTAACAATGAAACAAATAAATCTTATCTTGGATTGTGTAAAGGATGGTAAATACCAAAGTGGCTTTGATAATGTAAAGATTATAGCAAACCAAATTGGGTTAAGACGAATATAAATAAGTAGAGGAGTAATTCTCTTAGTTACAGAAAACAGGAGAATTACAATGGCTAAGAAACTTGATGTTCGTGAATATCAATGTGAGTTGATTAGAGTTTTAGATGGAGATACAATCGATTGTTGGATTGATTTGGGTTTCAATTTAAAAGTTAAAAAAAGAATTAGGTATATGGGTATTGATACTTGGGAAAGTAGAACTCGTGACCTTGAAGAAAAAGCAAAAGGTTTAGAAGCAAAAGCTCGTAATAAAGCATTATTAGAGGCTGGAGTTTTTAAATGTATTTCACACGGAACTGGTAAGTTCGGTAGAGTGTTAGGTGAAGTTTTTGTATCACCTGAAGTAGTTGGTGAACATATACAAGAGTGTATTGCAAACAACGACCACGATATTGATTTATCACACGATGGTTGGGTAAGTGTAAATGATATTCTTATTGAAGAAGGTCATGCTTATGATTATCAAGGTGGGAAGAAAAAGGATTTTAAAGCAGAAGCTAAAAAAGAAATAAATGAAGAAAAAGCAAAAGCAGAGGACAACAAAAGAGACATATAAAATTGTTGTACCTTATGCTGTAGAAACAACAACAATGAGTTATAAACAAATAAGCTGGAGTCGTTAAATGGAAGAAACACGATTTATATACTTTACTGCAAAATGGTGTGGGCCATGTCAAACATTTAAACCTATAATGGAAGGTCTTGAACAAGAAGGCTATCCAATATATTTTCAAGATATTGACGATGACCCTATACTTGCAGAATCGTATCAAATTAAATCAGTACCTACAATTAAAATTGTGCAAGGTGATAAGGTATTAGAAACTATGGTTGGGATACAAGACCCAAACATTATGGTTGGTAAGTTCCAATTATATGCACCATTAGATTTTGATTCTGATGAGAGTTAAAGTAGCATTTGATTATCCTACTATTGAGGGTATGATTTATAAAGATACTATTATAGTATGTGAAGAATCAGAATTTAATAGTAGGGTACACGATGAAAAAGTAAAAGGTAAGATGGATACTGGTAAGATAGTATGGATACCCAAAAAGTTATTAGCGAGTGGAACATAAAAATTTAAATAAAGTATTTGTACCATTTATAGAACTACTTAAATCTCACCACCTAATTACATTGCCGTGGATGAGAACACCATACTTTTATTTTGCTGGTGGGTGTATTCGAGATACATTTGGTAATAGTAATATAAATGATTTTGATTTATATGTAACGCAAGAATCAGATTTAGATAATCTAATCACTATATTAAAAGAACTTGGATTTGTAGAATTTTATAGAACTGAATTTAGTGCTAAGTATAGATTCTTAAATTCATATGTGGATATTAGTTTGATTAACTTTTACACTCCAGAAGATTTATTTAAGACCTATGAATATACTATTAATTGTGTAGCATTAGATTCGGATTATAATTTATATTATCATAAAAACTTTTTAAGTGATTTAGAAAAAAGAACATTGGTTAGAGTTGAGCACGAGAATGAATGGTTCAATTCAGATGAGGGTATCTTATCATTATCATACAGAGAAATGAAGTTTTTAAATCGTGGATATACTATTGATGATAGTAAGATTGATAAATTAGATATGAAAAAAATTAATATAAAATAGTGGTTTTTAACTATAAACCTTATATTTATATACAGAAGTAAATTTCAACGCTCGTAAGAGGTTGATTATAAAGATAGATTATTGATGTCGAAAGAATCAATATTCAGTTAGACAAACAAGTTAACAACAGGAGAAAACAAATGACTAAAGTTATCTTTAATAAAGGTATTCCTATCATCGATAGGGATAATTTCTTAACACCATTCGATAGATTATTCGACCAAATGGTATCACAACAATTTCCAGAAATTGAAAAACAAGTAGGGGTAAAACCATATCAAGGTACTGCATATCCAAAAGTAAATGTATATGAGTATGATGATAAGGTTGGTATCCTTGCAGAGATTCCAGGTCTTGATAAAAAGGATTTATCAATAGATGTGGAAGAAGGTGTATTAACAATCGCTGGAAACAAACACGGACTGTTTGATGATAAGGGTGCAAAAGTAATTCGTAAAGAATTAAAACATTCTTCATTCTCAAGACAATTCGAATTGGGTGAATTACTAAATGGAGATAAAATAAAAGCAACATTTAAAGATGGATTGCTTTCTATTGATATTCCTAAAGTAGAACCGAAGAAACCGAAAAAAACCGCTGTCAAAATTTCCTAATATAATAGATGTAGGAAACGACAGGTATGTTGTTCTTGGAACGGCAAAGGTTGACTCTGGTTATTCTCCCGAAGAACTCAAGTCTCAGTATGGGTACGCCGATGCCGTTCTAAGGAACGGAGAAGTTTATTATATCTGCTATAAAATAATAGAAGCAGAATTTGAAGAATTGAATCAAGAAACAGAATAGAGTCGTGATTTCTTGTTACCACTTCGGTGGGTTGTTGTTTTCGGATATGGAGTGAAAGGTTTGGATGAGCGACCAAACAGAAGTCCTAACTAAAAGGACATAGAGTAATATCAGTTAGGCTGGGTTGTAGACCAGAGGATATTGCTTACCAGTAGTCTGGTACAAGTATCACTTTTGATATAGCAATTGTGAGAAGATATTGAAATAATTGACGACATACTACGCTAATTTGATACTTATTACTATATGAATCTTAAACAGATTAAACAAAGAAAAGTAAGACAGAAACTTGCTTGGTTACAATCCGAATTAGAAGAAACAAAAATCATTTATAAAGATTGTATAGAAAAGTTCAATACAGATTTCAGAAATTATCTGATGGGTAATGATGCACCAATTGAGGCTGCACCAAAAATAACCAAAGACCCACTTGATGAAATTCAATCTGATGTTGATGAGGATACATTTAAACAAGTGTATCGTAAGGTTGCAGGAAAGACACATCCAGATAAGGGTGGGGATTCAGATAAGTTTAAGGTAGCAAATGAGGCTAATAAAAATAAAGATTTTGGTAAGTTGTTAGATATGGCAGATGAATTAGGAGTTGAAGTTCCTATGGATGATAAGTTAAAATTTCAAATGGAACAACAAATAAAAGCAGTATCAGATAATATAACCAATATGAAATCCACGATGGCGTGGGTTTGGGTTCACATTGAACCAGATTCAAAAGATAATATGAAACAATATATTCTACAACAATTGAATATATAACATATTTATAACTAATACAAAGAGGTCATACTATGAGAAGAAAAAATGAAGTACTCGATAAGATAAATTATATCAAAGACGAAGTGGATAGATTACACGAAAGAACACCTGAAGATACAGGTGATGCTCGTTTTGATTTAATCTTACGAATTGTAAGAGGATTAAAATCACAGGTAGAGGGTTTAGAAAATCTTGTTGAGTTAGAAGAAGAAGATTAAATAGGAGAACACATTGGAACGCTCAAAGAATTTCCATATATGGTTGGGAATCTCAGCATTACTTATTGCAGGTAGTGCAGGATTCTTTTCCGTATTTGGACTAAGTAAATTATTTAGTGGTGCAGCATTAAGTGTTGTGGTAATGGCAAGTGCATTGGAACTTGGTAAATTAGTTACTGCTGCATTCGTATATCGATATTGGAATATGATTAGTTGGTTTCAACGAATATATTTAAGTACCGCAGTAGTAGTATTAATTGCTATTACATCTGCTGGTATATTTGGTTATCTAAGTAATGCTTATCAAGGAGCGACTGTTGAGTTCGAAAAAGAATCTACTGCTTTATTATATAAGGAAGATAGATTAGACCAGTTAAAAGAGGATAAGATATTTTTAACTGAAGAGTTAGAGGTAGCAATAACAGAACTACCTGATAACTATCTTACAGCGAAGAGAAAACTTCGTGAGGAATATCAACCACAGATATCAGATATCAATAAACAAATGTTAGATTTAAAAGGTGAGATAGGGGAATTAAAAATTGCCCTGGTGGAAACTGGAGTGGATGTTGGGCCAGCAATATATCTGGCTCGAACATTCGATACTGATGTAGATTCGGTTGTGAAGTTTTTTATCTTTATTTTAATATTTGTCTTTGACCCATTAGCTGTTATGCTTGTTATAGCATTTAATCAAGCGATAATACTTAGGGAAGAAGAAACCCAGCCAAAAAGTGGTAAGCAAAAAAGCTTGCTTACCAAGAAAGCAAAATCGTGGTGGAAGTTTTGGGAAATGTATGGTGAAGATGGAAAAGAAAAAACTCAAACAGAACATTGGAAAGATATATACAATGAACCAATTGAAATAGAACCTGATATTGAGGATATACCAGAGATTGAAGAAGAAAAAACTTCAGAGAAAAAAAGCAGAAACCCGTTAAGAGGTGGAGTTCGAACATAGTATATATTATATTTATTAGTAAGAACCCGCGGTTAACATTTAATAAACAATAATGGGAGTGTTACTATGAGTAGAAAAGCAAAAGTAGAAACGATTACAAAGGTTGTATCTAATCAAGAATGTCAAAACAAACGACAAGCTCTATCACAAATGAAACGAATTAGATGGGGTATAGATTTCAAAAATAATAACCAAAAGAAATTTTGGGATAATATTGTATCTAATACTATTAATTTTTGTATAGGTCCTGCAGGATGTGGTAAAACATATATTGCAACATATTGGGCATTACAACATTTGGTTGATAAACATTCAAAGTATGATGGTATCATTATAACGAAACCTTTAGTTGAGGTTGATGGTGAGAGAATGGGATATTTGCCAGGTAGTATAGATGAGAAAACAGAACCATTTATGCAATCAGTATATTATAATATGGAACAGATTATTGGTAAACAAAGAATGGAAGTTCTGAGAGCAGCAGGATTGATTAAAGTAGTACCTTTAGCATATATGCGTGGTTTAACATTACAGAATAAAATTGTAATGTTAGATGAAGCACAAAACGCAACGATACCACAAATTAAAACTTTCTTAACGAGAATTGGAATGGGTTCTAAATATATCGTTAGTGGAGATTTAATGCAAAGTGATTTAAAAGGAAACGGGCCTAATGCATTAGAAGATAGTATCAGAAGATTTACTGGTCTATATGGTGTAGGGTTTAGTAAGTTTGAAATGACAGATGTTGTTAGACATCCAATTGTTGCAGAACTATTATCAAGATATGAAAGTAAATTTACTTTATCTGATAAATCAGCTGAAGTAACATTAAGTGAATGGTTAAATCATCCAACATTTGAACATCCAAAATACTCAAATTATTGGGATAAAAATTAATTTAAAAAAACACTTGACTTGTATAGTAAAAAAGCCTTATATTCATATATGATGAATAAGGAAAAAACAATGAACAAGAAAACAGTCATATTTGATTTAGACGGTACTCTTGCTGATATCGATATTAGGAGAGATAATTCCACTAAAGCAAATGGTAAATTAAATTGGGATATATTCGCTGCACCTGATTCTATTCTTCATTGGGATAAACCAAATGAACCAGTAATTAAGATGGCACAAATGTTCCACGCTGATGGATTCAAAATTGTTATCTTTTCAGGTAGGAATGATAGAGGTTTCTTCGCCACCAAAGAATGGTTACAGAAACACGATGTACCCTTTGACCTTTTGGTTCTTAGACCAGATAAGTTTCAAGATAAGTCTTGGCCGATTGCTAATGGTAATCCAGCCACTTTCGATATGAGGTTTATGCCAGATGAGATTCTCAAGAAAGAAATGTTAGATACTTTCGTAGATATCGATGATGTCTTTCTTGTAGTTGACGATAGAGATAAGGTTGTAAAGATGTGGAGAGATTTAGGATTAAATACTTTTCAAGTTGCTCCAGGAGATTTTTAAGTTGAGTGAGGTAACTAAAAAAGTTTGTCCGCGGTGTAAAAAGAAACATACTGATGAGATGATACAACATCCAAAACATTGTTTCAAATGTGTTTTAGCAATACATTGTGGAGAAACATAAGATGTGGTATAAGATAAACGCTAAGGACATGTCGACTGGTAAACCAGATGGGATAGTTATTACATTTTCTATTTGGGCTGATGATGAAAAAAAACTCAATAATATATTAGCTGATAAAAATTGTGTTGATATAAAAATATTAGCATCAACAGAAGAAGAGTGGACACCTGAATGGGCTAAATCGGTTGATGAAAATAAATGAAAAAAACACTTGACTCTTTGGCTAGTTTATACTTATATTAAAGGCATATGAATAATCAAGAATTAATAGATTTGTTAGTAGAAAAATTTGATGGTACAATTATCGATGATAATAATTGGGAACACTATTCCATCAAAGGTAAGAAGTATGATATTATGTTTGACCCATCACGAATCGAATGGAGTTGTGATTGCCCAGCATTTATATATCGTAGAAAATTTAAAAAGAAATATTGTAAACATATTATTGAGATACAGAATAAGAAATTACAACAACGAGTGGCACAAGCAGAAGGCCGTGCAGGTGCCAGAGTTGGTTAATGGGGTGGATTGCAAATCCATTATTCGCAGGTTCGAATCCTGTCCTGCACTCAAAATTTAAATGGAGATAGGAATGACTATATCAGAATTGGTAATTCGATTAGAAGAAATCGAAAATGAAACGGATGGTAACCCGAAAGCGTTATGTTCGGAATTGATTGATGATTTGATAGAGATGGAAATTACTATGGATAAAGAACTAAGGAAATTTGCAAAAGAAAATAAATTTCAATCGGATGATATTATGATGAAGTTAATACTTGAGGGTATTAAGTCAGGTTCGGTTGGAGATGCGTAAACAAAAGAAAAAAAAGGAGTTACAAATGGAATCTAATTTTGAAAAGAATGGTGGATACTTTATTGATGGAGTTGCCTATATGGATTGTAAAATCACAGGTCAACCAGTCAAGAATGTAAGTACCGATGCTACATCCGTTATAGGTGATAGGGCATTGATGGGTAGGTTACATAAAATGTTTCCAGAAGAATTTAACAAAGCTACTAAACCAGCATACAAACCAACAGGTCGTCCAGCAGGATGGCATTGGATGGCTGAGTTTGTAGATAAAGATGGTAATGTATTTCATAAGGGTAAAGAGATGCCTAAGTTAAAGGGTACACTAAAACCTACTAAGGTGAAACCACCTAAGAAGAAAGTGAAACGAAGAACTCGTGATGAGATATTAGTCGCCAAACATAAAGAGAAACAAGCAGCTCTTAAAAAAGCAGCTAAGAAGCAACAAGATTTTCTTAACCATATAACTGAGGATAAATAGTTATGAGTAAAAAAACCAAAGGTCAATTTGGCCACTACAAAACTTTCACATTGAAAGATGGAACTAAATTTAAAGCAAAGGATGAATCCGATGCTAAACTTTATAAAAAAAAGGTAGGTGAGTAGTGGGTAAGTTAGATACAATAGTAGATTCAGTAACTACCGCAGGTGATACTGATGATGGTTTTAAAGTGAGTGAGGTACTCAAAGGTGATACACGCTTAAAAGGTGAATCCTATGAGGATTTCAAGATTCGTAGGAAAGCTGAAAAGGGTTTAGTAAGAGATTATCTCAAAGGGAGATTTATACCTAATAAATGAGACAAGTAATTAATTGTTTAAAACACGATAATCCAGTTATTAATAAAAAACTAAGAGAGGTTTCAGTTGAAGAGGGAATGGCTATTGCAACAGAACTATTTCAAATACTTAACCAAAGAGGGGACGGCATTGGGTTGGCAGCTAATCAAGTGGGAATTGATGCACAAGTGGCCGTTGTCAATGTTCGTGAACCTTTGGTTCTCATTAATCCAAAAATTATCTCAAAAGAAAATGAGTTAGATTTTTACGAGGGATGTTTATCTTATAAAGGCAAGGGTGTTCATACTAAACGATATGAAACAATACATGTCCAAACTGCACAAGAAGAGAGTGGTTGGATATTTAGTGGAACACCTAATGCAAGTGAGGGTAAAGGTAGTTGGGAAAAAAATGATAAGGATGAACAAGAATTAAGATTGTTAGAAACCATATGTGTTCAACACGAGATTGACCACTTGATGGGTAAAACAATATTTGATAGGGAATATAAACCAAAACCTATTATTAGTGAAAAGAAATTTGGAAGAAACGAACTTGTTACAATAAAAAGAAATGATGCCGTTAAGGTATTAAAGTACAAGAAAGCAAAATCATTTTTAGATGATGGTTGGGCAATTAATTAGTTATGGAGAAAATAATATGAGATTAAACTTATATAACAGATTCCTAAAATTTATGGGACACAAAGTTCCAGTTTGGGTAATCTTAGTAATAATGAATTTCTATTGGTTAACTACTTCAGTATATGATGTGGTAATTCAAAAAGGTTTTCAGATGGCAATAAACCAAATGGAGAACGGAGAATTAACAGTCTTAGAGGGAAGAGTTACACCAAGTGGGAGATTAAAAAGAATAGAGGAATTTTTAGGAATGCCTCGTAATGTACAAACAGATAAACCAATCATAAGGAAGAAAAAGTAATGGCAGGATTCAGAGGTAGACCAAGTAATAAAAGACCAATAGTAGAAGCAATCAGAAGAAAATGTGTTGGTTGTGGTAAGATTAAGGAAGTTAAATTTAAGAAGTATTGGATTCCATCTTTTACTTTAGAAAAGGATATTCCAGCTTACAGCAAGAATGGTCCGAAGAAAGAACGATTAGAACGCAAGGGTGCGACAGTTAAGTACTATTGTGAGTATGATTGTTATCAAGAGAATAGGTAATGTCTAAAAAGAAATCTATATACGATTCAGGAACTACCAAAGGTTCAGCACCAAGAACATCAAACAAAAAGAAGTATGATGAAAATTGGGAAAAAATCTTTGGTAAGAAGAAAGATAAAAAAGAACCAAGTCCAAATGAATATGGGGATGATGATTATGCAACACCTGATTAGAAAAATACTTTGGTATTTGGGAAATTTGAAGCATATATATTTTATGTATCAATACAAGAAACACTTAAAAATGAGAATTGAAAAAAATAACTTTGGAAGAAATGAAGAATGGTAAATAATAAAATCGGTTATGCGTGTATCAATATGCAACTTAGTTATCCTACTAAGTATGGTAATAAACCAAAAGGTACACAACCTATCACAACAAATCGTAGTATGATTAAAAGAACCTTTACAGAGAAAGGTGTTGATTATGCTTCAGAACTTATCCTACAAAATGTAAAAGATTTAAACTCAATCATTAATTGGAATATATTAAATGGTTACGATTTCTATCGTATGAGTAGTGATATCACGCCTTGGAAAACTGAGTATGAATGGAGTGACCTAAAAGATATTACAGAAATCAAACAATGGTTACATTCTGCTGGTACACTCGCAACTACTCACGGAATTAGATTAACAACACATCCAGGCCCTTTCAATGTATTGGTTTCACCACACGAGCATGTAGTGGATAATTGTGTAAAGGACTTAACAATACACGGAGATGTTATGGATATGATGGGATTATCTCGTACACCATACAATAAAATTAATATACATCTTGGTGGTGTCTATGGTGATAAACAATCTGCTATGGATAGATTTTGTAAAAACTTTTCTAAGTTACCAATGAGTGTACAAACAAGATTGACTGTCGAGAACGACGACAAGGCATCAATGTATTCAGTAAAGGAGTTATACGATGGAATATACAAACGAATTAATATCCCTATTGTGTTTGATTATCATCACCACAGATTTTGTGATGGTGGTTTATCGGAACAAGAAGCGTTAGAATTGGCAATGTCTACTTGGGGAGATATCAAACCAGCAGTTCACTATTCTGAATCAAGAAGTATTGAACAAGAGGATACAAAAATTCGACCACAGGCACATTCAGATTATGTGTATGATTATATCGATACATATGGTAATGGTGTTGATATTATGGTTGAGGCAAAAGCTAAAGAGTTAGCAGTAAACAAATATAAACAAATACACATAAAGGAGTTATAGATGTATTATGAAGTACAAGTAGTATTTACTGAGGAAATAGCAACAAAGAATAGCGTACGAGAAAAGAAAACTCGTAGAGCATTTTTAGTTGAGTGTGATTCAGTATCAGTAGCAGAAGCAAAGGTTAATGAGGATTTAAAAGATTCACCTTATCCATTTGAAGTTAAAGTGGCAAAAGAATCTAAGATAGTTGGAGTAATATAATGACATTTTTAGAAGCATGTGAACTTCTTACTGAGATTCTTGTTGGTAAAAAAACCAAGAAGAAGAACAGAAAAACTGGTAGAAGAACTGAAACAAAAACCAGAAGAAGATACACAAGGAGAAAGAGTAAATGAGTTATCGTGATGTTGAAACTCTTTTAGATATAATTGGAACTATACTACATCTTACTGCAGGTGGTATCTTACTATACTTTATGTATCAGTTCTCTGAGGGAATGAGTGCATGGGTTGAGTTGGATAGGATGGTACGAGGATGGTAGTACAGAGTTTATTAAGTGGATTAGTTTTCTTCACATCATTTGCTATGAGAACACCAAACGATGATAGTATCACTAAGGATGATTATGAAATAACATTCGGATTTAAAAACGAACAGATGTATTTTAAACGAGATTGGGAACGAGAGTTAGGACAGAGATATGTGGATGATGAAATATGGTTTGAATGGAAACCAAAAAACTTTTATCTCAAACCACAATATGTAAATAAAACTTCTCGTGATTTACAATATGGTAAAACTGATATTCGTTATCGTAGTGGAGATTACTCAATTGGATATACTGGTTTGTATGCTGATAAAGCATTTGAAAGTGGTTTATCTCTTGGTGTAAGTAAGAAGAAAGAAATCAATCACACTTTATCTTTAGAGGCAAAGTGGGATGGATATATTTTCAGAAGTGATATTACAGGCGAGAGTAGATTCGATATGGAAGATTATGCAAAGATTAACTATAAGATAAATGAACACTTAACACTAACCAATATATTTGATTATAATAATGTAAAGGGTAAAAAATATTATAAATTTAAAGTAGGATTAGAGTACGAATTATAGTACTTACTCATACTTATAATAATAATTTAAGGAGACATTATAATGTCATTAGCGGAAATTAAAGAGAAATTAGAAAAAGCTTATAACGATGAAGATTGGAATGTCGTTGAAGAAATTCTCGAAACATTATCATACGAGGTAGAATTAAATGACCCGTATGGGTATGAAGATGATGATGATGAAATTGATTAATATGGGGCTGCTTGGTATCGACAGGTGCTGTTTCGTATTTGAGTGCAACGGAGTTTGAGCAAGACTCGCTACAAAAGGTTCATCTTGATTAATTGGCAATACTGCTAATTACGCTTACGCTTAATGTGTAAGGCTCGTTCCAAGACTCAGATATTGGGTAACGGGTTCATAAATCTGAAAAGAACTCACTTTAGTTAGAGGGAAGTTAGTGATTAAAGAAACTACCAGTTTTCAAGAGCTGTATATAACTTGACAAAGGTTGATGATAACTAAAATTTGGAATCATCTAAAGTTGTGAACGACTTGATATGATAGGTAGACTGGACGGGGGTTCGACTCCCCCCAGCTCCACAATATGAAAAAAATACAAATAGAATATTATATAACACTTAATTGTAATTTAGATTGTATTGCGTGTTCTTCATTTTCACCATTGGTAAAAAAGAAAACACCACATATAGATTTTGAATATATTAAAAAAGATTTTAAAAAATTATATAAAGTAACAGAAGATGGAGAGAGAATATCAGTATTAGTTTTGATGGGTGGAGAACCATTATTGCATCCAAACATAAATCAGATTATTCAATACTTTAGTGAGTTGGGAGTTTCATTGAGAATAGTTACAAACGGAATATTAATACCAGCAATGGATGATGAGTTCTTTAAGTTGGTTCGTAAATATTCAGTAGAAGTGATTGTATCTATTTATAAAGTATTAAAATATGAAAAGGTATTTACAACATTAGATAGTAACAATATACCTTATAGATTATATGACCAAAAAGGAACTTTTGGACATAAGTATCTACATAATGAAAAGAGAACTCATATAATGGATTGTTGGTATAGAGATAATGTTCATATATTAAAAGATAATAAAATATATACTTGTTCAGAAACTGCATTCTTTAATATATTTGATGCAAAATTTAAAGGATTACATAAGTTAAAAATAACTAACGATGATTATATAGATTTGGATGATGTAGAAACTTTTGAAGAGTTGATGAAGTTAAGAAGTACATCTGTGCCACCACTATGTTACAATTGTGATGGTAGTGAAAAAAGCAAAACAGAATGGGTTCGTTCAGATGGTTCAATAGAAGAATGGTTAAATATAAAAAGTACTTGACATTAATAGTAAAAAAGTCGTATATTCAAACAATAAACTTAACAGAGGCATAGAAATAAAATGAATTTTAATAATATAGCTCGATATTTATATACGAGTGTGAAAGATGATTCATATGAATCAATTATGGAAAACATAAGAACATATTTTGGAATTGCGTTTATGGCAATCGTTATCTTTAATGGTTTCGTATGGACAAAGATTTTTGACAATTACAAGAGTTTTCACCAAGAAACATTGGTGAATTTGACGGACGAAAATAAGAAACTAAAAGAGTTAGTTTCTGAACATAACCTTGAGGGGATGAATGTGACAGTAACGATGTATCATCCAGTTTCGCAGCAAACAGACTCCACACCGAACATTCTCGCGGATGGAACGCGAATTAGGATACACAAAGCTAGTGAGTATCGATACATAGCGGTTAGTAGGAATCTTTTAAAGCGATATGGTGGATGGTTGAATTACGGAGATTTCATTTTACTTAAAGGTACGGATGGCAAAGATGGTATGTACCAAGTAAGAGATACAATGAACCCAAGATTTGTAAATAGAATAGACATATTGGAATCACCAGGTACTAAACCATATAAGTTTGATGTAGCACAAATTTCTCGTTTGCCAGAAGAAAGTCTTGTAACATATAATAATAATTAAAAAATAACAAATAGAGTATAGATGAAAAAATGGTTTTATGAGAGAAGTAAATTCTCTGAGTTTAAATCGAATACGACTTATCATAAGTTGTTAAAGATGTCAGTAGAAGAGTTTAATGATTGGGCACGATTACTTAGACAAGAAGTTACTACTCAATGGGATGAATACGGAACACCACCCGTAATCGGTAAAGATGAAGATGGTATCATTAAGAAATTCAAAAAACTAAAAGACAATCCTTGTGATTATTTAATTGAAGATAATACTGGTGATGATGAATCACTTGGTATAATTAAGAACTTCAATAAAGATGCGAGTAGTGTTAATCAGTTCTTTCCAACAATGTTAAAAACAAAAATCAGTATTGGTGCATCAGCCGATAATGGTTTATCTATCTATGACCACTTTGGTGACCCAGAGTTAGAAGATAAGTTTGTTCACATTATGCGTAGAGCAGTAAAGAAAGATTCTATGTATAGTTGGAGTAGAAGTATCGTAACTAAGAAAGATGAGAATCCTTTTTGGAATGGTGAGACTGGTAAAGAATTTATTAAGAATGTTTATGATGGTAAAGTTTCTATTGGTAAATATTCAGATACAAGATTTGTACTTGCAAGAGTAAAGAAAAGTACAGTCGGTAATTATGGTACTATGAATGAAGAGTTTAAAGGACACGGAAATGTTTATTTAACTGCAGAGGAAGTACAAGATTGTAAGGATAGTGGTTATTTAAATGATACACAATTAAGTAACATACCAGATATAGTTTCATCTGAAACAAGTAAGACTGGTAAAGTAACTGAGTTCTTATATCTAATTAGACACTATGATAAAACTATTGGAATCTTTCCAAAGATATTACAAGTGTTTAGATTAGCGTGTGGACAACCTGCAGTAAACTTTCCACCACTAACAGCAAAACTTTTGTATGAAAAATTTACAGACCATATAGATAATCAAGAACAAACATTTCATATCTATGACCCATCAAGTGGTTGGGGTGGTAGAATTTTAGGAGCAATGAGTTCTCGTAAGAATATACACTATGTTGGTACAGACCCTAATCCAGATAATTTAGGTAGATATCAAGCAGTTGCTGATTTCTATAATAATAATTGTGTTGATGATTTCTCTGAAAACTTTAATAAGTTTTTTGATGTAGAAAAACAATCAAACACATATGAAGTATTTAGTGATGGTAGTGAATTAATATCTAACAATCCAGCATTTCAAAAATATAAAGGTAAGTTGGATGTAGTATTTACATCACCACCATATTTTAATCGTGAACAATATTCTCAAGATGAGAACCAGTCGTTCAAGGCCTATGGTGAGTATCAAGACTGGAGAGATAACTTCTTAGAACCCACATTACGAACCGCTTACGAGTATCTAAAGAATGATAGATATATCCTTTGGAACATCGCAAGTATCAAAATAGGTGCAAATACTTATTATGATTTAGAGGGTGATAGTAGAAAAATCTTAGAAGAACTTGGGTGTGAATATAAAGGTAAATTAAAAATGTTAATGACAAGAATGATTGGGTTAGACCCATCTAAGACTGGAATTTTAAATTCAGTACAACACGATAATAATGTGTATAAGTTTGAACCAATATTTGTGTACTATAAAAGATGATAGTAATTAAAGCAAACTCACCAACAGATGCTTGGATAAAATCACACGAGTATCTTTTAGAAAATGGTAACAAAGATGTGATGAATGAAAGTATTAATATGTCGGTAGAGATAGAAGATAACTTTGATACAGAACCTAAGTTCGATGGATTGTTTAGAGAAATCTTTGGTGATGATAGAATAGATTATGCAAGTTCAGTTACATTTGTTAAACCAACAGAACATCCTTTTATGGATGAATTACAATTCCAACAAAATGATACTAAAGTAAAGTGGAACAAAACTTATTGGGGTAGAATGATTAATTGGGATAATAGTTTCAATCAAATAGAACAAGTTATAAAAAGATTAAAAGAACATAAGAATAGTAAAACAATTGCAATGAGTATCTACGACCCGAAATCAGATGGTAGAAAAACAATGAGTGGAATGCCTTGTTTATTATCAATAGATTTAAAACCAAGAAAAGATGGATTGTATTTAACAGCATTCTTTCGTAGTATGAGAATTAGTAAGAGTGGTTATGCTGATTGGGTTGCGTTGTGTGAGATGGCAAAGTTCTTATGTGAACAAGCAGATTTAAAATTAAAAAGAGTTACAACAATTGGTGGTTCAGTTCATCTTGGTGATATGAATAACGAAAAGAAAAATGTCAAGGAGTTACTTAGTGTGTGGAATAGTTAGTACGGTCAATCATAGTGATGAAGTTGTACACGATATGTTACTTCAAATTGAACACAGAGGTAGGGATAATCGAGAGATTTTTGAGAGTGGTAATGTTCACCTGGGCCACAATAGATTAAGTATAAATGATGTGAGTGAAGCAGGAAATCAGCCATTTGTTTGGAATGATTATGCACTTGTAGTTAATGGTGAGATATGGAACTATCCACAATTAAGAAAAGAATATGAAGAACGAGGTTATACATTTTTTAGTAATAGTGATTCAGAAATAATTTTATATCTATACAAAGAAAATGAATTAAAAAGATTAGAGGGTATGTTTAGTTTTGTATTGCATGATACCTTAACTAATGAGTTAGTTGTATCGAGAGATTGGGTTGGTAAGATTCCATTATACATTTATAACAATGATACAAATATTTTAATTGCATCTGAAATGAAATCAATATTAAAAATATTACCACAAGCAGAATGTAAGTTTGTTCCAAAAAATTCAGTAGTTAGAATAAATACAATTACTGGTTCAGTACATATTGATAAAGATTACTATTTTACTTGGACACCATTTGAGGATAAAGAGTTTGACCAAGATGAGGTTAACAAAAAAACTTATGAGTTGTTAGATACTGCAGTAGAGAAAAGATTATTAAGTGATGTTAAGGTTGCAACTTGTTTAAGTGGTGGTATTGATTCAAGTGTAATTACTTATTTGTTAAGTAAGAAAGTACCTGATATCGTATCTTATACAGTCAAGTTCGATGAGGATTCAAGAGATTTAATGTTTGCAAGAATGGTTGCAGAACATATCAATGTACCATTGGTTGAGGTTGAGATACCAAGAGACCCAGAAGAATTAAAAAGAAAATTTTTAGAAACAATAAAGGTTATAGAATATCCATCAACAGTCCAAATGGAAGTTGGTATTCTACAAAGTTATGTTGCCGAGAAAATGGCAGAGGATGGTGTTAAGGTTGCGTTTAGTGGTGAGGGTTCTGATGAATCGTATGGTTCATATGGTACATTCAGAATGTTCAGTAAGAAACCAGATTGGAGTGATGTACGAAAGAAATTATTTGAGAAACAATACTATGGTAATTTACTTCGTGGGAATAATATCTTTATGAATTATGGAACAATAGAATTAAGATGTCCATTCTTTGATTTAGATTTTTTAGATTACACTACTAACCTTACACAACCAGTATTAGATAATAGTGGAAACCAATGGAAGAAACCACTTGCTGAAGCATTTCGTGGACACTTACCAGATGAGGTATGTGACCAAGAGAAACGAGCATTTCAAAAAGGAACAAACTTCAAAGAGTATATAGAAGATGTAATTCTAAATGATACAGATATAAATTTTAAAAATAGAAAAAAACTATTTCATTGTATCGGAGATAACTTTGAAAGAATATTTGGTTTCAAACATAAAGGTATGAGAGATACTTTATCTGGCACTGAAAATGGATTTGGGAAATGGATATAATACAAACACCAATAGAAACTTATACATTAAATGGTATCGATGTTGATGTCAAGAGAGATGATTTAGTTGGTGATGGAGTTAACTTTCCACGATGGGCAAAGATAGAGGGTATAAGAAAAATATTAGAGAGTGATGATATTGATAAATCAAAACCACTAACTCACTTATCAGTTTATGGAAGTTGGACTGGATGGACATTAAGTAAGTTGTGTAAAGAGTATGGTATAGAATTTATTTCTGCTTATCCAGATACACAAAAGTTTCCACAAGTATTGTTAGAACGAGTAGAGGGTAATGGTGGTAAGTTACATCCGATGAGACCTAATATGATGGCGTTTATGCAAAACAAATTAAACACACAAGCAAAAGAAAATGGTTGGCAACAATTACCATACGCATTCAATCATCCCGCATACATTAGTTATATGGGGGCAAGAATGAGAGAAGTTTTAAAAGATAGGGAATATGATAACCTTGTTGTTAGTATTGGTAGTGGTGTTACTGCAAGTGGATTAATAAAAGAATTTTTAGAGTACGGAGATGATTGGTGGAAGTTAAATAACGAATCAAGAAAAGTTTATTCTATTACGATGAGTGCATTCTCATCAACAAAAAAGATTTTAAATGAGAATCACGCTGGTGATTTGAAAAATATAATACTCGAAAAATCACCATATGCATTTGATGATATGATGGATGATTATAAAGTACCATTTGATTGTAATGAATTTTGGGACAAGAAACAATGGTATTGGTTAGAGGATAATATACAGAAACTTAAAGGGAAAACTTTATTTTGGAACATTGGTGGTTCTTATTTAAATTCAATAAAATAAAAAAAACACTTGACTTGTATAGGCAAAAAGCCTTATATTATGGTCATATTAAATTGGAGATTTAGAAACAATATGAAAAGTTTATCAGCAGAAAAAATACAAGAGAACTATAAAACTCTTCGAAATATTATTACGATGACTTTCTCTGGTGAGAGACTAGAGAAATTAAATAAGATGTATGATTATTTTGAAGATAGAATGATGTTAGCACCAGCAAGTGCAAAAGAACATTATCACAATGCTATGGTGGGTGGATATGTAGAGCATGTTTTACACATTGTAGATTTTTCACAATCAGTAAAAAAGTTGTGGGAAGAAAAGGGAGCAGACATTAACTTCACGGATGAAGAATTAATCTTTGCTGCATTACATCACGATTTAGGTAAGGTAGGTAATTTAGAACACGATTACTATATACCAAATGAATCAGATTGGCATCGTAAGAATCAAGGTAAGATTTATACACATAATCCAGAGTTACCTTATATGACAGTAACAGATAGAGCATTTTATTTATTACAACACTTCCAAATACCTTTAACAGAAAATGAATATATGGGATTGATGTTAACAGATGGAATGTATGAAGATGCAAATAAAAAATATTTAATGACCTTCTTACCAGAGACTGGATTGAGAAGTCATATATCACGAATACTACACCAAGCAGATATGATGGCAACATTTATCGAATCGGATGAGTGGAAGCGTGGAGATAAAAAAGAGACTAAACGAGTTCTTAAATCAGTAGGTAATATCAAAGATGCCGTTAAGTCAGAAGTAGAAACTAAACTCACGGGTGAATCACCAAAAGATTTATTTAATGAGTTATTTGGAGATAAGTAATGATATTAGAAATATTTGCAGTAGTATGTTTTATATTAAGTTTTACACTTGCGTGGACTTCATATAATCAAATACAAAAAGTAGAAAGATTAGAAGAGTGGGTTGAGAACTTCTCAGCTCAAATCATTCTAACACAACGAACACTTGATGAATTAGATTCAGAGGGTAAGTTCAAATCCGATGATGAAATCGGAACAGTCTTTACAGCAATTAAAGACACTGTCAATGATTTAAACAAAATAACAGAAGAGGATATATAATGCCAAGAAAAGCAAAAAAGGGTTCACCACGATATTACTTTCATCAAGGAACTGAAGATGCAATCATTCGCTTGAATAAAGAAACTCGTGCTCATATGAAAGAACGAATTTATAATGAACATATTCGTACACCATTTGAGAAACTTGCTGAGAATATAATTCATACATTTAAGTTTTATTACTTTGATGTTCCAAGTGAGGATGTTAAACACGAAGTGGTTTCATTCTTATATATGAATATTCACAAATTTGCTGAGGGTAAGGGAAAGGCATTTAGTTATTTCAGTATTGTTGCTAAGAACTATTTGATTCTACACAACAACAATAATTACAAGAAGATGAAACAACACGATAGTGAGGATGTGATGGATTATAAAAGAGACCCAGTCACAGAACTTCGTGGTAAAGAATCTCGTAGTATGAAGATGGAGTACATCGAACAACTTGCTGATTATTGGAGAAATAATTTAACTACAGTCTTTAAACGAAAGAAAGATTTGGATGTTGCTAATTCGGTAGTAGAGTTAATTGATATGAGACATAATATCGATAACTTTAATAAGAAAGCATTATACATTCTTATTCGTGAAATGACTGGTTCTAATACACAACACATAACTCGTGTAATTAATGTGATGAAGAAACATCATAACAATTTACACAAGGCATATTTAACTACTGGCTCGGTTGATACTAAACGAACTGGTAGTTGGTTTGAGTGAAGTTATATCAACAAGATTGGAATTATCGGAAAAACAATACCGATAAATATCCAGAGTTAAAAGCTATTACATCATATCCAAATTCTTTTTGGTTAACAAGGAATCCTAAGAAACCAAAACTTGGTAGAAAGTTAACTCATAGTATTCGAAGATTGTGTAGAAGAGCACATCCAGCTCAACCAGTTATAGTTTTATATGCTATACCTGGTAGAGATATGGGTGGACATTCAAAGGGTGGTTTAACAGAAAAACAATATCTAAAATATGTTGGTGATATTGCTTTAGGTATTGGAAATTTTAAACCAATAATTATTTTTGAACCAGATGCAATTCCACATATGAGAAAGATGAATTTCTTTCAACGAACTAATCGTACAAGGTTGATTAAAAAAGCTTTAGGTTTATTATCAAATACCAATGCACAAGTATATCTTGATATTGGACATCCAAATTGGTTAAAGAAAACAGATGCTGCAACTTATCTTAATTTATTTAACAAAGGTGATATAAAGGGTTTTTCTATTAATGTGAGTAATTTCGTAACAACAGATAAGTGTTTACGATATGGTGATAAAATATCTGAAGAAACAAATTTAAATTATGTTATAGATACATCAAGAAATGGTAACGAGGTTTGGGAAACATTCAATCCACAAGATATGAAACTTGGTGAAGAACCTACTATCAGAACTAATTCAAGAAAGTGTGATGCTTATCTTTGGATTAAAACACCAGGTGAAAGTGATGGTGCTGTAAATGGTTGGCCTAAAGCTGGTAGATTTAATGCTAAAAAAACCTTATCTCTTATAAATTAAAAAGGGGGAACTCGGATAAGCTCCCCCTTTATTTAGTCATCCGATATAGTACTACTTACGGAATAAACCCACCAACACCAATAATGCGACTAATCCAGCGAAACCAGATTCGCCGAAATTATTAATAATTGCTGTTAGGTTACCAATAACATTAACGCCGAAGATACCGCTTCCGAATATAATTTCAGAAACCGCACCAATGGCTACCAGCGATAACATCAGTTGAGCTAAGTCATCTGCGTATCCTTTTACGAGTGTTATGATTTCCTTCATATGGTTATATCTCCCGTTAGTTAATCAATTTAGTCGGAGTTTTATTTACCGACAAATAATAACTATTGTATATATTAGGAAAAATTGATTCATATATATTTATATACACCAATTTTTTAAGAATTTGATATTTATTATTGTAACAATATAGGTAAAATTATGGCGATAGATTTCGAAGTTTTCGAGGGTAAAACCTTATCAGATGTATTTAAGGACATTTATGATAACTCAAACAAGAACAAGACTCAGTTAGAAGTACTGATGAAAGAGGTGGTTGGGTTTATCAAGGATGGCGATACGGCCGTACAAATAATTCCTATGTTGAAAGAGTATTTAGAAATCAATGTAAAGAATGATGAACAACTTGTTAAGTTGGCAACCATTGTACAGAGAATGGCAACTGCTGGTAATAAGGGTGATGATGATGATAACTTTATGTTGAGTGATAGAGAAAAAGAACAATTAATGAATAACATTCAAAGCACGGTCGAAGAACTTCAAGACCATTCGGATAACATAACTGCAAAATTAGATAGCTAATGTCATACAATATCAAACCTAAAAGTGGAACTAAATCTGGTCCAATAACGGGTAATAGAGTACAAAATGTTGAATCTACATTAAGATTAATAAAAGAAATATCAGATGAACCTGGTCAGTTTTATGAATTAGAACCTTTAGAAGTATTAGAGGTACATTTAGATGATACAAAAAACTCTTTCCCACAAGGAAGTGATGGGCCTGATTATACTTATCTTGGTGGAGTTAAGGGTAGGTTAGTAATTTCAGAGACTGGAAAAAACATTGATAAGTTAAGTGATTACAAACCATTAAATCCAAATATACAAACTACACCAGTGATTGGTGAAATTGTAATTGGTGTAAAATATCTTGGACAATTATTCTATACAACACAAGTAAATTTTTTTGGTAATCCCAATTTTAATACACAACACGGATTAAGTAAAGGTAAATCAAAAGATACTTTAGTATCTGATAATATCGATACTGCAAACGAACAAGATGATACAGGTGTAAAAGTTGGTTACTATTTAGAACCAACGCAAGATGTAAGAAGATTATTACCACAAGAGGGTGATGTTTTAATTGAGGGTAGGTTTGGAAACACTATTAGAATTGGTAGTGATATAAAAAATGATAATCAAGATTCACCAAATATTATTTTAAATGCTGGACAATCAAAAGATGATTTTCCAAATCCAAAACAACCAGTAGAAGAAAAAATTGATACAGATGGTTCGAGTGTTTACATAACCACAAATCAACCATTAACATTTACACCTGGTATAGAAAGTAAATTATCACCACCACCATATGAGGGAAAAAATATATTACTTAGTTCAGATAGAATTATTTTTAATACAAAGAATGGTGGGGATATAGTTTTTGGTAGTAATAATAATATTTCTATTTGTGCACCAAAGGAAGTTGTGATAGAAGCAGATACTACCAAGATAGGAAGTGTTGAAGCATCAGAACCATTAGTGTTAGGTGCGATATTAGAAAGTAAGTTAAATGATATACTAACATTAATTGAGACTGGTTTGTTAGCACCGACAGGGCCAGTAGTAGTTGGACCTGGTGCAGGATTATTAGCTAGTTTAAAATCAACACTCTCACAAATAAAGAGTCCTAAGAATTTGGTAGAGTAATGAAGAATGATACTATTAAAGTTATCTTGAGTACGATAACTGCTTTAGGTGGTATTGGTGGGACATATAAAACTATGGAAAATAGAGTTTCAGATTTAGAAAATAAATTACAAGCACAAGAAGAGTATTTAAGAATTGAACTTCAAGTAGAGAAGTTACGACAAGAAGAACTTATCAATGAGATGAAACATAAAAATAAAATGGATTCACTTACATTTGATATGGCAATGAAGCAACAAGAATATTTAATAAAATTAAGTCAAATGGAATAGTTTTTAGAGGAAATTATGAGTTGGGATATATTTAAAGCTGAGTATAAAAAGGGTTTAGATGCAGGAGATGATATGGCAAAAGTAATTGCTGAATCATATGATAAGTGTATTAAACTTGGAATGACTGTAGGAGCAGCACCACCCGCACCATTAGCAAGTGGTAATGTTGCAGCATTAGAAGCAATGTTAAAAATTGCTTTTAAATCTTACGGAGTAACACCATTTCCACTACAACTCGATACAGGTTTAAAATTGTATTGGTTGGGTGGAGTTACTGCAGCAGGAGCGACTGTAATAGTTCCAGGAATAACTGCAGCATATGTTCCTTTGGGAGCAGCAAATAAAGATGTTGATGATTTTGTAGAACAATTAATAAAAAGTTTTAAAACGCACTTAGGTCAGGTGAGTGGACTGTTTCCAGCAGCACCATCACCTTTACCATTTGCAGGTTATAATGTACCAGGATAAAGGAGTTAGAAATGACTAAAAAGCAATTAGTAAAAATAATACAAGAAGTAGTACGAATAGAAGTACAAAAAGAGGTCAAACAGATATTTATTAATGAGGGAATAAATAGCTTAAAGACTAAAAGAAGTACTACTCTCAAATCAACCGCACCAATCGCGAAGAAAAAGGTTCGAAAAATCGTAAAGAAGAAACCAGTTGTTAAACAATATACATCTAATGAATCTCTAAATAGTATTCTTAATGAAACTGCTAATATGGAAACGGATGAATATCCAACAATGGGTGGAGGAGCTTTTGATTCAAGTAGAGCAGCAGAACTATTAGGATATGCAGATGCTGGATTTGGTGGTGATAAAGAAACTGCAAGAAAAGTTGCAGCGGTACAAACAATGAAAGAAGCTGGAGTTAGTTCAGACCAAGTACCTGAGAGTGTAGTAGATGCCCTAACAAAAGATTATAGTGCTTTAATGAAACACGATAAGATGAAGAGTAAAAGATAATGCCTGAAAATGTCAACCTAACGAATAATCCATCTGTCCAACAGATTAATGAGGATGAAGATTCTTTCTTCGGTTGTACATTTCCATTAACTTATCAAGGTGATAATGTAGGATTTTTTCCAAGAGCAAAAACAGTCAAGGAACAAGCATTTTCAAATATAAAAAATCTTTTATTAACTATGAAAGGTGAGCGAGTTGGTCAACCAGATTTTGGTAGTAATTTACCAGCATTAATATTTGAACAAGTTGGGCCAGAATTAAGTGATAGTATTGAAGAAACTATACACGAAGCATTAGAACAATGGTTACCTTATATAAAAGCACAAAATGTTTTTGTGGTACAAGATGAAGCAAACCCAAACCAAATAGTAGTTACATTAGAATTTATTGTGACAGTTGATGACCCAGATTCACCTGAAACAATAACTTTTAATTTTAACGCAGGAGAGTAAAATGGCTAATGATGTAGATTATGGTCTAAATAAGAAAAAAGAAAAAAGAGATATTAGATATATTGGTAGAGAGTTTTCTACTATTAGAGCTAATCTATTAGAATACGCCAAATCATATTATCCTACAGCATACAATGATTTTAACGAATCATCACCAGGTATGATGTTTATTGAAATGGCAAGTTATGTTGGGGATACTTTATCATTTTATATCGACACTCAATACAGAGAAACCTTATTACACGCTGCAGAAGAAACAAAGAATATTTATAAAATTGCACAATCATTTGGATATAAACCAAAACTATCTCATCCAGCATCAGTACTTAGTGAGATAACAATTGAAGTACCAGCAGAAGATGATGGTACAAGTGTAACACCTGATTTAGATTATGCATTAATGGTAAATGCAGATAGTATATTTTCATCCAAAAGTGGAAGAACTTTTAGATTATTAGATGATGTTAATTTTAAAACATCATCATCACTTGATTCACGAGTAGAAAAAATATCACAATATGATTCAGATACACCAACACACTTTACATTAACTAAAAAATGTTTATTAGAATCTGGTACAAAAACTACTGAGAATTTTACATTCGGTGCAGGAATTAAATTTGACAAAGTTATTTTAAGTAAAGAAAAGGTAATACAAATTTTAAGTGTTGTTGATGATGATGGAAATACTTGGTACGAAGTTCCTTTCTTAGCACAAGATACAGTCTTTGCATCAACCGAAAATAATGCAACAACCACACCTGATGTATCTGCTAATGCAGCAGATGCACCTTATATGTTGAAGTTAATTAAAACTGCAAATAGATTTACAACCTACACGAGAAGTGATGGTAAATCAGAATTACGATTTGGTGCAGGAACATCAACAAATGCAGATGAAGAAATAATTCCAAATCCAGATAATGTTGGTTCATCATTAGGAACTGGTGTTAGTAAACTTGATGCATCATTTGACCCAAGTAATTTTTTAAAAACAAAAGCATTTGGACAAGCACCAAGTAATATTACATTAACTATAACTTACACATATGGTGGAGCAATAGAAGATAATATTCTTACTAATGAATTAAAAAATAATGATAGTCTTTCCACTACATTAAATGAAGAGGGATTAGATTCTGATAAAGTTGGTGAAACAAAAGATAGTATTAGTATTACAAACAAAGAACCTGCTACTGGTGGAAGTGGTGGAGAATCACCTGAAGAAATTAGACAAAATGCTTTAGCATATTTTAATTCACAAAATAGAGCAGTTACTAAAGAGGATTATATTACAAGAGTTTATTCATTACCACAAAAGTATGGTAACATTGCTAAAGTACATATTGTACAAGATGAACAATTAGAACAAAATACACAGACAATTATAAAAGATGGTAAGATTAAAAAAGAAAAAAATATAACAACAATACCCAATCCATTAGCATTGAATATGTATGTGTTGGGTTATGATAGAACTAAAAAATTAGTTGCATTAAATGATGCGGTTAAACAAAACCTTAGAGTTTATTTATCTCAATACAGAGTATTAACAGATGCAATAAATATTAAAGATGGTTACACAATTAATATTGGGTGTAGATTCTCAATCATAACTCAGAGAGGACATAACAAAAATGCAGTTTTACTTAAATGTATTGATGCGGTAAAGAATCATTTTGATATAACTAAATGGCAAATCAATCAACCAATAATTTTAAGTGATATTGCTTATGTGATATCTTTAGTTGATGGTGTAGCAAGTGTTGTTCCACCTGAAGATGATAATCCACAGAAACAAATGGTTGTTGTTGAGAATAAGTGGAGAACTGAGAGTGGATATAGTGGACATGTCTATGATTTACAATCTGCAACAAAAGATGGAATTATTTACTCATCACTTGACCCAAGTATATTTGAACTTAAATACCCGAACTTAGATATCGAGGGTAGAGTAGTAGGAGACATTTAATGTTTTATTTTGAATACCCAACAACAGACACAACAATTTATGAAGGTAGTATTACATCATCAATCAATACAGGTTTAGATGAAATATTAGAGGTTTCAAAAAATGTTAACTCTTCAGGCACTACAATTAGTGTATCAAGAGCATTATTAAAATTTGATTATAGTTATATCTCATCATCAGTACAAAGTGGAATTATTCCAAGTGATGCAAAGTATTATTTAAATCTATATGATGCTAGTTCTACAGAACTTGCGATAGAACAAACTTTAGAAACATATATGATTAGTGGAAGTTGGAATGGTGGAACTGGTACAATCGATAGAGACCCAGCATTAAGTGATGGGGCAAGTTGGAAGTATCGTGATAATGATACTGATAAAACAGAATGGGTAAGTGGTAGTACTACACAAGGTGGTACTTGGTACACTTCAAGTTTAGATAGTTCATATAATATTTCATCATCATTTAATTTAGTTTACGAAACAAGAGATATAAGAATGGATGTAACCGATTTAGTTAAGAATCATATCTATTCCAGTTCAGTATTTCCAAACAATGGATTTATTGTAAAAAGAAATAATACTGCAACCAGTCAAAGTTTACATTCTATATTTGACCCCACAACCGCAACTGGTTCTGCAGAGGGTAATTCAACACCACTTGGTAATTTGAAATTCTTTTCAAGAGAAACCCACACTATCTTTCCGCCAAAGTTAGAAGTAGAGTGGGATGATTCAACTTGGAACACAGGCAGTTTAAGTGAATTAAGTTCAACAGATTTAGAGAGGTTGACTGTTTATTTTCAAAATATGAAACCAGAATACAAAGAAAAATCAAAAGTAAAATTTAGAGTAGTGGGTAGAGAATTATATCCAACACGAGGATTTGAAACTACACCAGCAGCATTAACAATCAAAACACTACCAAGTGGTAGTAGAACTATAGAACAAGGAACTTACTATTCAATAAAAGATGCACATACAGAAGATGTGATAATACCATTTAGTACAGGTTCAATTGTTAGTTGTGATTCAAGTGGTAATTACTTTAATGTGTGGATGAATGGGTTTCAACCTGAAAGATTCTACAGATTTGAAATTAAAGTTGTTAGTGGTAGTGGAGTAGACCAAACTTCTATGATATATGATGATGATTATGAATTTAAAGTGGTGAGGTAAAATGCCATTAACTTACGAACAAGCAAAGAAAAAAGATTTTTATCGTAATATTCAAGATGCAGATGAACGAAAACATTTAAAAGCACTTGAAGAAGAAAAGAACAGAGCCGCAATAAGTGGTTCTGCACTTGATGCATTAAATCCATTACGAGATGAAAATGGTTTCTTATTATCTTACGAGGACCCAAAGAATCCAGGTGAAACTTTAACAGAAGAATATCAATATGTTCGAATTGGCGTTGAACAAAAAGCATCTATAACAGCAGATGTTATACGACACTTTGGTGATGATTTACAATTCTTAGAACTTATGCCAAAAGAGATTGAAGAAGCCACAACAACACAAGAAGAATTAAATCAACTTAAAAAAGATTTACAAGGTAAAATAGAAGAACAAGATTTATTAAATCAAGAATTAGATATAACAGGTAAAAAATTACAAAATACTATTGCAATTCAAAATGAACAAGAAATACCATTTCCGAATTTAGATGAAGAAACAGAACAACTTCAAGCAGATAGAGATGCTGCAAGAGAAAAGATTGCAAAAATATTTGGTAAAGGTAAACTTGCAAAAAAGATAGCAGATAAAGTAGCAAAAGAAATCAAAAAAACTACTGGAGAGTAATGAATGTTACAATATGGTTTAACAGATAAAGACAGAGAACAATTAGAATATCCTAAACAATTGTATAGTGGTTTTGGTAGAGATGCTAATGACTTCATACATTTCTATGTCTATGATATGGAGGATAATTTATTAGAAGATGATATCCTAAAACCAGGTGATGTTTTATTCAGAGACGATAATACTATTGATTTAGATATTGGTGGACACGTCAGAGATTTAGGTTATGAAGAAGGTCAATTTAAAGTTAAGTATCTTTTTCTTAGACGATTAGCTGGTAAAAAAGAAACCATTATGGTGAACGATGAGGGATTCATCAATATGGGAAAAATTTCTACTAAAGTTATTAATGGTAAGACAAGATATTTTAAAGGTGGAATGAAACCTACTAACCAAACATTAGAAGAAGTATTTCCAAAAGAAATGAAGTATGTGGTGAAAGAAGTATCACCATCAAAGAATGAAGTAAAAGTAGATGTCCAATTAATTAATAATGTTTCTTATCGTAAAAACTTTGCTGGTATAAATAAAGATTTTGTTTATGTACCAAAAAGAATTGGTGGTGCAAATGCAGGAACAGTCAGATGGGATAAAACTGATGGTAATGTTTTAATAATGACACCAGGTGTTGGTGAACGAGGATTTACAGATGCAATGGTTGGTGGTGAAGTTGTTGTTAAGGGTATGTATGAATACACTTTAACAGAAACTAAAATGGTAGAGACACTTGTTAGAAAAGAAACAGAAGTTTTAATTAATAGACCTACGAAAAGCATACCACCAAGACCAGATGAAAAGAAAGAGTTCTTTGATGATATTGTAAAAACTACAGTCGATAAAGAACCTGTCGGAGTAAAAGAAATATTAGAAAAGACACCAGGCCCAGACCAAGATTATGATGATTATAGAGATAGGGATGATTATGGAAGTGTTTGTTTTACTGGTGATACAAAAATTAAATTAAGTAACAATCGTACCATTCCAATTAAAATGATGAGACCTGGTATGAAAGTTAAAACCGAACAAGGTTATGCAAAAGTATTAAAGGTAGTTAAAGATAACAGACCTTACGGAGATAAATTAGTTCGTTATAAAAATCTTACCACTACAGACCATCACCCGATTAAACATCAAGGTAAATGGTATTTAGCAAATGAAGTTGGTACAGAATTTAAAGCTGAGGCATTAGATGTTTGGAATCTAATACTGGACAAACACCACACTATCATTGCTAACAATATAACATCTGCAACACTTGGTAAGTGGAATAGTATTGAACATTTCTTAGGTGTTAGAGATAGAAGAATTAATATGTTGAGGGTTGCAGAAGATTTTGAAGATACTGGTGGAGGTGGTGGTTCATATGTACCACCAGCAGACCCATCACCATCAGACTCAGTAATAGAAGAGATAATGACTGAGGTAGGAGATAATATACAAACAGATGATGAGGTTGTTGATGAAAGAGGATATGCAAAAGGATTAGAACCTACTAATGAATATATTGTTGATAGGAGACCAAAAGCTTTTACAAAAGAAATAATTGAAGATTTTGCTACTGATGAAGATTCAATAGCAAAATATAAAACAGTCGTTACATTTGATACTGAATTAGTTCCAATTGATGTATTTAAACAAGTACCAGTTGATTATGTTGGTAAGGTTGTTGAAATTTTAGATTTCGATAGAATACGAGTTGATACATCTTACGAAGAGGGAGCAAACAAATCAGACCATAGTGGGCCAGATAGATTCAATGATATCTTTACAGATTCATTTGTAACATATAGAAAAAACAAGATAACAAGATTAAATACTTATATGGTTACTAAAGAGGGATATCATTTATGTATTAATATGTTAGATGCCCCAACACAAACTTTACCTGATAGTGATAAAAAATTACCAATAAGAGATGTAGCAGATAGAACTGCTCGTTATGTTAAAACTTATAAACCATTACCAGATACAATTGAACAAAATGATTTAGTTTATTTCGTAGAAGAAAAAATGGAGCCATACGAAGATATGGTTAAGATAACTAAATTTGTAGAAGAGGACCCCGTAGCATTATTTTTAAGAGTTCCAAATTTAAATTCAACAACCAATCCAATTAATTTTAGAAGTACTAATTTTAAAAAGTATGATGATTTAATTGGAACTGATACTTCAGTTCAAGATGATATAACGAATCACATACACTCAAGTAGTTTATTAGATGTACAATTGGGTATTGATTATTCCATACGAACTGATGCACTTGGTAGTGATAGAACTGATTATGGATTTGGAAACTTTGTTAATTTTGGTGGAGCGGAAAATAGAATAAGAAACTTTAAAAAGAAGATAAAATTAATTGAGGGTTATAAAACTGATTCACATGCATTGATAAATATTACATCATCTGCAGATACTCGTGCAAATATTAATATGAGAAAACGAGAAGTTATAAATAGTTTTGACCCATATGAAAATTATCTATATACAGTCTCATCAAGTTATGCAACAAGTTCTCTTGGTGAGTTCTATGATGCATCTTGGCCTAAGACAAGTGGTTCAAGAGAAGATGGCACAAACTTTATATTAGAACATACAAGTGGTTCAACATTTACTACTTGGTTTGATACTTGGACTGGATACGCAAAAGATTTCGATACATACAATCAGAATAGATTGGTAAATAATTTACCACTGCATGTAGCAAGTGATACTGAGAATAAAGTATTCTTAGATTTTATGGATATGACAGGACAACAATTTGATGAGATATGGGGATACATAAGACACTTTACAGATATCAATGAACGAAGTAATAAATTATCAGAGGGTATCTCTAAAGATATAGTTCGTGAAGTTGCAAAGAGTATGGGTTTTGAAGTTGATAGTGGAAATGATTTAGTTATTTTACCAGAATACTTATTAGGTAAAACAGCAGATGGTCAAGATAAATACGAATCACCACAAGAAGCCGTAACCGAAGAAATATGGAAAAGAATTTTAGCTAATATGCCATTCTTTATGAAGAACAAAGGTAACCAACGAGCAATGAAAGGTTTGATAAATTGTTATGGTATTCCAAGTTCTATTTTAAGAATTAGAGAATATGGTGGACCAGATTTAAATGATAGAGTTAGTCACGAAATAAAAAGAAAGTTTAGTTACGCTGCTGATTTTAAATCAAGTGAGTATTTACAATTTCCTTGGCAAGATGATAGTACAAGTGGAATCAAACCAGAAACTTTAGAATTTAGATTTAGAGCACCAACATCAAAGGATATGACATTAGTTCAAAAGGGTGTTGGTAATCATAGTTTTGCAATTCAAATACAAGATAATGGATTAACTGATGCTTATGGTAAATTAAAATTTAGTGTATCTGCATCAACAGGTATTCAATTTATGACATCATCACTACAACCATATTATAATAATGATATGTGGAGTGTGATGTTAACACGAGTATCACAAAGTGGGTTAGATTTAACTGCAGATGGAAATGCACAAGATATAACATATCAGTTAACATCAAAACAATATGATGCTACAAGACAAGTTATTTTATATCAAACAAGTGAAAGTGTAAATATAGATGGAAATGCTTCAGCAGGAGCAGCGTTTAATAAATCAGTACACGATGATGGTACATTTTATATAGGTGGTAACGGAGAGTTTGGTACAAGATTTAGTGGTTCAATGCAAGAGTTTAGATTGTGGAGTGAACCATTATCACAAAGTGTATTTGATAATCATGTCCAAGCACCAAAGAGTTATAATGGTAATACAACAAGTTCTGCATATGATAATTTAATATTTAGATTACCATTAAATGATAATACTGATTTAAATACTTTACCAGAATCACTTGATGATAAATCTTACACTACAAGTTATTTTCCAAGTGCGAGTGCAGTTGGATTTAGTGGTAATCCATTTAGAAGTTTAGTAGACCAAGAAAAACTAAGAGTTCCAAATGTAGGACCGTCTCGTAGAAATGCAACAAAGATTAGAACTGAGGCAACAAAACTAACTGGTAACTTATCTTCTAATATTAGAGTTGAAGCATCATCGTTAGATTTTGCACCAATAGATAGTAATAAACTTGGAGTATTCTTCTCACCTACAGATGTAGTAAATGAAGATATAATGTATTCATTAGCAGATATAAATCTTGATAATGAAATTGGAGACCCAAGAGACCAATATTCTGATTACTATCGTGGATTAGATAGAGTACAAAGAGATTATTGGAAAAAATATAATCGTTCAAATAACTTTTGGGATTATATGAGAATTATAGAATTTTTTGATGGTAGTATATGGAAACAATTAAGAGCAATGATTCCAGCAAGAACAAATGCAACACTTGGTTTATTAATAGAACCAAATATTTTAGAACGAAGTAAACAAGTTGTAGGAAAAATACCAGAGTTTGAAAATACATATTATGAAAATGCTGGACACTTTGCAGATGGAATACAATTATCAAGTAGATTAAGTAGTTCCGATTCACCAAATCCATATTCACTATCTGGAGAATATCCAGTATATGAAAGTGAAATAATATTATACACAATGGATAGTGGTTCGGTTGGAATATTAGGAAATCCAACATTGAACAAAATAGATGAGATAGACCCACGAACACCATTCTTATCATTATACGCAACAGCAAGTATTACATTTGGTGATATAGATACAACATTTGAAGAGACAGTTCAACCCTTTATAACTGCTTCTCGTTTATCAGAACACAACGATATTAAAGTTCCTTACTATACGAGTTCATTATCAGATTCGATAGCAAAAGGATATGGATATCACACAGAATTTAATGGAAACTATCAATTTAGTGCATCATTCGAGAGAAGTTCATTTACAAGTGTAGCACTCGATTCTTCACTATTTAGATTGTTTTATAAAGGTAGTAATTTAACAAAAGATAACACAATAGATGGACTAGACCCAGTCGAAATAACAATTACCACACCTACTAAGTTGGTAACACAAGAACCTGGTGATTCTAAGTTAAAAGTTGAGTAAAAACTTTGGATTCTTATATTTATATAATGAACGCAATCCATCTTAGTTCAAATCAATAGGAGTAAAAACAATGGGATTTTTAAATAACACAAGCGTAACCGTCGATGCCGTTCTTACGAAGAAAGGTCGAGAATTACTCGCAAGAGGTCAAGACGAGTTCAAAATAACGAAATTTGCTTTAGCAGACGATGAAGTAGATTATCGTTTATGGGATACAGCTCATCCTAATGGGTCTAATTATTACGGAGCAGTAATAGAAAACATGCCGTTATTAGAAGCATTTGTAGATGAGAACCAAATATTAAGATATAAATTAGTATCTCTTCCAAAGAATACTGCAAAACTTCCAATCTTGGAAGTTCCATCACCATCATTGGTTTTTAATGGACCTGGTATTACACAGACCATTACACCAAATACAAGAAATGGTAGTGATGCAGAAGCAGGATATAGTTTCGTATTACACGATGCTACTATCGCTAACTTAACACCAGTAATTGTTAAGAAGAAAAAGAAGAAGATGAAAGCTAAGGGTAAGAAGAAATTCTTTAAATTAGGTGCAGCACAAAAGTTAGGTGCAGCAGCATTAATGGAAGAATTTGATTTTATTCAAAAAGAAGATATAGATGATTTACAAGTCAACACTGGTGCAACAACACCAGTATTCCTAAACGAAGAAGAGAGAAAGCGTTCAATCACTCTACAAGGTAGGTCAGTAAATCTTGTATCTCGTTCAGTAACAGCAGATACTTCAACCAACATAACGGTCGTGGGATTATCAACAGGTGCAACATTTAATGTAGCAGTTACGATAAAAGCCGACCAAAGTACATTATAGGAGTAAGAGATGTCAGTATTTACAAGATTCGATTTTTCAAATGATGTAGTGGAGAACCAAAGAGTAAAAATCTCAAGTGGTATCTTTAGTGGTGGAAGTGGAACTTTAACTTCTTTCTTTACTGCATCTTCACAAGGACAGGTAACTGGTTCACATTTATCTATTTATCATCAAGACCCTGCAACAAGTGCAGCAACTGCTGAGATACAATTCTCATTAGGATATGCACACTTCAATGGAAGTGGTTCTGCTGGTAATACTACAAAATTAACTACGGGTGGACAAGATTCTAAAGCAATGTATAGACAATTTTCTAATGTGTTGTTACCACCATTAACAGAAAAGTTTTCTTTTACAAGTGCACCATCTGCATCTGATGATTTCTACTTTATTACTTTTAATAGAGCAAGAATGAGAGAAAAGATTGACCCAGGTAATTGGGAATTAAAAGTTGGTACAACACACTTGATAGATGATAGTGGTGCTACAAATAATCCAACTGTCAATGAGGGTGGTAGAGTTTACAATGTTGTTACTGGTTCATTAGAGACTGGTACAGGAGTTGTAAATACTGCTGCAACATCACAGACAGGTGGTTCGATTGGTTCATTTTTTCCAGATTTAGGAATCATATTATTAAATGCAACTCATATGGATGATATTGCTGGAATGGCTACTGCAAGAAGTGCAGATGCGTTTGATGATAATCCTAAAAAGTTTTTTAATAAAATTGTAACTGGTGGAAAGTTTCAAGTAAGAAGAGAAGAGGAGATTAATTCTACTAATTTCTTTTGTAGGGTTAATAACAAAAAGTATAACTTTAGTGCTAATCCAACATTCTTTACTGGTTCAGATGGTTCATTAACAAACTCAACATTCTTTAAAGACCCTAAAGTGTACATTACACAAGTAGGACTTTATAATGATGATAATGAATTGTTAGCAGTTGCAAAATTGAGTAAACCAATATTAAAATCATATTCAAGAGAAGCTATAATAAAAGTAAAACTTGATTTTTAGGGGTAAGTAATGTTAAAGAACATTGACCCATCAGATAAGTCAATCAGACCTTTTAAAGTATTTAAAGATTTCACTCTTACTAATATTAGTAGTGGGAGTGGACATCTTGTTTTAAAAGCAGTTAGTGGTTCTATTCATAATTTTATGACTGGTTCAGCTGCATCACAAAGTTTTGGAAAATATGTTCCTGCAAGTGGTGGATTTGAATTTGGTACATACTACGATATTCCAAATTACTTTATGATTAAGAATGCGTATTATGAAAATGATGAACCACTTAGAACTTTCGGTAGTAACAATTATACAAAAACAAAAAAAGTATTACACGGAAGTGCAAGAGTATTCACAATACCAAGAAACTTATTTGGTGAAAAAGTAAAACCTGGTAGTATCCAAATGGATGTAACTACTGGTGGAATCACTTATGATTTACGAGATGATGGTGATGGTAATATTTACGATTACAATTACTCATCAAGTTTTGCAGCTTACAAATCAAGTTCTTTTGATTATGATAAAGCAGATGCAAACGGAAGTGGTTCACAAGTAGGAAATGCTTTTTATGAGCATGGTGTGATAGTAATCACAGATACGGGTTCATTATCAAATGCTGGAACTGATACTGGTCACGATTTAAAATATAAATCTACTCAAACAATTTATGAGTATGAATATGTAGTTACTTTAGAACCTAATGAATATAATGCTACAACAAATATAAGTTCAACATTTGAACGAAGTGGTAGTATTTCAGTAGGTAAAGGTAGTAACAATATATCACAATTTTTTCCACCTGGTTCAGACCCATCTGGACAAGGGACTGGGAGTTATAAAGAAGAATATAATGCAGCAACAAAGTATGAGGGATTCGTAACACATTCAGCGTTCGAACCTTATCTAACAACAGTCGGTTTGTATAATGATAGTAATGAGTTATTGGTGGTTGGTAAATTAGCTAAACCAGTCAAATTATCAAAAGAAACACAAACTTCGATAGTTGTTAGATTTGATGTATAATTTGTAAATATATTATATTTATTATTGGAACGAAGAGTTCCAAAATTTAATCCGTAGCATACCCGCGAGCGGAAGGTTAACATAGAGATAGAATAACAACATATAAGGAATTTTAAATGTCCAATTATTTAAAATCTTTGGTTCTATTATTGGTACTTTCCCTATCGTGGGCACAAGAGCCGATAATCCGAATCAAACAAACAGGCGAATATAATTTACCAAAAACTTGGTGGAGAGAATCGGAAACTTTCCAACTACAAACATACCTTGCAGATGATAAAGATAATCCTGCATTGTATAACAATAACTTTGATGCATTTAGAGATAGTGTGATGACAATGGAAGTTACACTTGATGATAATGGTGCAGATATAACAGCATTTAGATTAGATATAGTTTTTGACAATGATTTAATTGATTGGGACCACGATGATACAGAAGTATTAAAGGGTTCTCACTTATCAAGTGCAACAGAGGGAGATTCAACTGCAGGAGCAGATTACTCATATGAAGTTGTACACTATTCTAATGTAGGATATATTGATTCACTTCAAACTGCAGATGGTGAAATATCTGAAAACAATAATAGATATGATTGGTTAAGAATCACTATGGTATCACACAATGGAAATACTTTTGAATTTGGTGGTGGTGATGGTGTACAAAAACAATTAATAAAATTAAATTTTAAAATAGAAGATGTAGTAGATAATTTTTCACCACAATCGTTTAGAGTTCCAACATTATACAATGGTGGTTTTGGGTACTACACATACGCTTCAGATGATTATCTTTTAGATTACAAGGTTTACATCGATGGTAATTGGGGAACGGAAGAAACTGATGATGGTGGTGCTCGTGGAGATATCACACTACATCCAAAACTTTTAGATGTTGAGGGATTCTTTAGATACGCACAAAGAAATGGTACTAATGATGATAGAACTTATCCTTATTGGAAAGTTGTATTTGAACTTGACCAAAGTAATCCAGGTAGTGTTTCTAATTGGTATAACATTGAGGATATAGATGATGAGACAAGTAATACTGATGAAACCACTACTGATGATGTTATCGGTGATGGAACATCTACATTTTGGTTTGATGACCAAGGAACTACTGCAGCACAAACTTTACCAGGTGAGGGTTTCTTAGGAATTAGTTATTATGATTCTACATTTGTTGATGATAGAGGATATTTTAATATTCAATTACCAAGAAATAATTACTATCGTGTATCGTTTTATCCACCAGATGCAGATGATGATATAGGTACACATACACAATACGAACTTGATAGATATGCAATTACAAATATTAATGATGCTATTGCTGCATTTAATTTTCAAAGTAACAAATGGAAATCAGTAACAGGTGTTGATACTTTAGATGCAGTTGAATATTTTATTGGTGATGTTGATGGTGATGATGTATTTCAATTAAATGATGCTTATTTCTTATGGGCATATACTTCAGGTATATTTGAAAACTATACACACTTAAATGGAAACTCATATGAGAATTGGAGTACGATTGATACATTAAAAGAAAATGGTAATCCATTTCCATATGAATGGTATGAAGATTTAGGAGCACAGAAATACGAATTTACAGTCTTTGAGGATGATGATTTTGACCAATCCGAAGAATTAAATTTTGGAGTAATAGAAGTTACTAATCCATTGATGAATACAATTCAGACTGGGTTAGATACTTTGGGTGTAACATTAGGTGCAGGTAACTCTACATATGGTAGTGATGCTAATCCAGATTTAACTTTACCTGATTGGGGATATTTCTTTACAGGAGATATTAATAATACTGGTACTAAAGTACAAGAACCAGGTAATGATGCAGATGGGTATATAGATGTAAATGGAACAACATTCTATCGTTGGGGTAACGGAAGTGCACCAGGTACTTGGGCAAATAAAATTGCTACTCAAACTCCAGATGTATTTTTCTCAATGCCAGCAGATTCAACTGTCAGAGTACAAAGTGGTGACCAAATAGAAGTACCATTTTATATTACACCAGACCAATTAAAAAATATTGATGTTGCTGGATTTGAGTTCGAGGTGTTATTCAATACCAATCAGTTAACATTTATTGATATGAAAACAGATGTTCTTCCAGGCCCGTGGTTTACTTATGTAAATGTACACGAACCTGATGATATAGGGTATCAGAAAGTATCGTTTGGTGGTATGGATTATTCACCAGGTAATGCACCACAACAATATTGGATTAATGAACCTATGATTGCATTGAATATGATTTTCCAAGCAGATTTTCCTGATTCAGAGTGGACTGAAGCAGATGTACAATTTGTTGGTAAAGGTGTAGCTGGTAATCCAAGTGGTCAAGATTTATTAGTAAATAAACAAGATGGTAAAATATTAGTATGGAATAAGTATTGGGCATTCGGTGGTGGAGAACCAGATGATGATGAGATAACTTATAACTATCCTAATCCATTTAATGAAACTACAAAGTTCCAATTTTATGTAGATGAGTTAACTGATGTTAAAATCTACATCTTAAATTCAATGGGACAGTATATTGGTAAATTATTAGATGAACCAGTTTCACAAGGTATTCATACATTTGATTTTAGTAACACACCAGGTGCGTGGTTACCAGAAGAAAGTGTTTATCAAGAGCATAAAGTATTAGAACCAGGTGTTTATATATTTGTTCTTGAAACAGATAAGAGAATTAAAGCTAACAAATTCACGGTCGTGAAGTAGGAAAAGATGATGAAAAAAATATTATTAAGTTTACTATTAATCAGTTCTTTATTTGGACAAGTTAATAGAATATTAACATTATCACCAACAGCAGAAGAAGCAAGTTTAGGAAACCAATCATTGGCATTTCATAATCCTGCTCGTGCGTATTTTGATACAGATAGTTTAGTTGATTTAAGCTTTACACGAGTAAATTGGTTAACTAATATTACAGATGATATGGGATATAACTATGTTGGTGCTGGATATAAAAATTTAACATTTAGTTTACTATACTTTGATTATGGTGAACAAAATGTTGCAGATATAAATGGAACTATATCAGGACAATTTAGTCCTAACTCACTTGTTGCATATGTTGGGTGGGGTACTAAATTAGAACACAAAAGAAAAAAAGTAGAAAACATTGCTATTGGTTTTGGTGGTAAAATTGTTAACCATACATTACATACCGATAAGGCAACTGGTATACTTGTAGATGCTGGAGTACACTTTAAGAATCTATGGAGTAGAGTTGATTTAGATTTAGCAATTCAAAACTTTGGATATCAACCAAAATTTAATGATTGGAAAACAGAAGTACCTACAAGTGTTAATGTAGGGTTTTCAGTACCAGTAAAAGATTTTAGATTTTACAACCAATGGAATTTGTATGATGGATATCATACACACGGTCAAGGGTTAAAATATCAATACAAGAATTTAATGGATTTTAACATTGGATACTTTAATGATGTAACTCACGAACTAAATTATTCTTCAGTTGGTTTAGGATTTAAAGTAGATAGTTACAGAGTAGGGGTTGGGTACATCAATGGTGATGAAACCTTTCCTTTAAGTAATACATTTCAGTTAACCATAAATGTGGAGATATAAAATGTGTGAGTGTAAACAATGTGAATGTGAGAGTTGTAATTGCTCTTGCTGTGAATGTTAAAAATAGGAGTTAGTTATGGCAAAAGACATAGTAGATGCAGAGAATCTCGTTGAAGAGATTAAAGGAAAAAAGTTTGGATTATCGATTAATAACATTGTTGCTATTGTTACTTTTCTTTCTACCGCTATTGCTGGTTGGTATAGTTTTACTGCCCGCATTGATTCGTTGGAAGAAGTAGTTACAGGTTTTGCAGATGCAAGTGATATAGAAATCGTAACCGAAAAATTCAATAAGTATGATGAGATATTTGCAGGGTACGATGAGGACCTGGTATATCTTCGTGATAAAGTTGATAAACTAAAAAGTCCAAAAATTAAATCTTACGATGGTGATATTATCAAACTTGAAAATGAGATTGATAAATTAAATGGTGAGATTAAACGATTGGAAAAACTACTGAAAGACCCGTTATCGGATTTCAGATAAATAGGAGAAAAAAATGAACAAGATATTCTCAATATTGTTACTAATAGGTTTATACGGGTGTGCTGCATCAGTATCTACCGAACAATATGTTGGTGAGTATGAAAAGCAGAAATCATTGGATGAGGTAGAAATTACCAAAGTTGATGGATTAAAAATAGTAGAGTTAAAAATTAATAAAGAACTCGAAGAAAGATATCCAGAACTTGCAGAAAAAAGGGTTGCATTTGGTCTTACACAAGAAATGGAAAATGTGGCATCTTATACAGGAAGATTCAATTTGATAGAGGCCGACAGAGATAATCAATTAATGATGTTGAATGATTTAAAAGCAAACAACGCTAAAATTGATGTTGCCAAATATTGGGGATATGTTACCATTTATGATTTTGCAGTAAACCTTACTGAAGATATCAAGGGTGGTAAAATAGTAACAAGTAATGAAACTATTATTGGTATCCAGGTTAAATTGGTTAACTTAGAGAACACTCAATATGTAGTGGGTAGTGGTCAAGGAAGAGCCAAAACCATAGGACAAGGATTTTTAAAAAATCCTAATATGGAATTTAACCAAAGTTCTTTGAGTTCCGCTGGTAACAAAGCAATGGAAACTGCTGTTGTTAATGTTATTAGAGCGATTGAAAGAAAGGGTTGGTAAAAGAAATGAATGTGGCAGAAATTATTATATATAGTATTACTATGTAGTTCGGTTTCTGCCCAGTCTTTCTTTTATAGTTATATTGACCCTTGTAATCAAACTACTATAAGGGAATCATATACTCTACAAGAGGATGGTGGTGGATTTCAAGTTACATATTATAATAGAACAAGATACTTTACATTTGAACAAGTTTTAAATGGAGAGTTAGAATCTTGGGCAGAATCGGTTTATAATGATTTTGAAGATTTGTTTCCTTGTGCTGTTAGGGTTGCAGAAGAAGTGTTATCTTCGGTGATTGCAAGTAGTGCTGCATCACAATTCAGTAAAACTGATGATATATCAGTAGACCCACAACAAGTAAATTATGCGATACAGAGTACCACACGAGATTCGTTAAGTGGTAAGTGGATTACTTCATTTAATAGTGTTTACACAAAAGAAAGTTTTGATGGTAGTAGACGACACGATGGTAATCTAAATTTTACAGATGATTTAAGAAAGGGTTCGTTAACATACGGACAAGGATTTAAATTTAAGGCTAAGAAACAAAATGTACAATGGAATGGTACTGCATTAGCTTTTGAAACATTCGAGGGGTGGGATTGGTTAGCTTCGGTATCCTACGCAAAATCCCTTGATAAACCTTTATCAGAAGCGATTGTATTGACAGGAACTTACGGAATGGTTAGTGATAATGGATTTGCTAATATCAATTTAGTATATGGTATGACATATCCATTTCAATTTCGTAATGCGGATTTAACAATAAGTAATTATGTTGCTTACACATTGATGAGATATTACGAGGGTAATAATCGAGGTGAACGATATTTATTACTAAGAAGTCCAATAATAATGTTTCCAACCATTTCGGTGGATTGGAAGTTGGGACAAGCATTCAAATTGAATCTTGGTTTCTCAATGGGTTTAAATACAGTCGTGAATGATTACGGCGAACGAAGTAGAACATATAGTTTATTATTTGGAACTTACTTTTAAGGAGAAGAAAATGAAAAAATTCTTAATTGGATTTTTATTAATTAGTGGTTTAATGAGTCAAGGTTTACCAGAACCATCAATAGTTGGTGAGGGTAATCTGAAGAGACCTACTTTGAGAATATCAGAGTTTGTAAGTGTTTCTGATAAAGTAGTAGTTGAGGATGAAAGAATAACATTCGGTATTCGTCAATTATTACAAGAATCATTTTCAGATACACGATATATTTTAACTGATGATAATAATGCAGATTTTGTAGCATCAGTAGAGGTAGTGTATCTTGGTAAACCTAATGAGGCATTTAGTATTGTAGGATTATTTAATCGTAGAAGTACTAAAACAGAAGTTAGGTTAATGGTAAATATGGAAAACACCAAATCAGGTAATATTAAATCATCAAGGGGTGAGGGTGAAATTTCAACAACAATTACAGCTACAGGATTACAAATCTCTGATGATGTACCATTCAACAAAACAGAGTTGGGTGGAGCAGTTAGAAAAGCTATTGATGATGCAATTTCCACACTCGAATAATGATTAGAAAAGATACGATTCTTGGTGTTGTAATAAACATCTTGATTGTACTTGCTGTTGTGGGTACACGATATTATTACGCCAAACAAGAAATGGATTTTCTAACCAAAGATTCAGATAGACAGGAAGAATTAATAACTGTCAACAAAGTTGAGATAGATACTTTAAATCAGGAGGTTGAGTATTTGAGGGAATTATCAAATGACCAACATAATGAACTTCAAGATTTACAAGTAAAATATTACGAACAAGTAAAATGGAATACCGAGTACAATCAGAAAATTAAAAATTTGAAAGATGACCTCGATAGTCTTGGAATAGAATTGGGATTAGCATATATGAATACAATTCCATTTCAGTTTGAGTTCGGTTCACAAGATGCTTATATGAAAGTGTTTGGTGGAATGGGATATAAATTACAGAATAACGCAATAGTAGATTCAGAAACTAATGTTGGGTTTGATGGTAGATTACAATTTGGTGCACCTTTGGTTGACCAAGTTGGTAAACACGAATACCTTGTGTATAACGATGATAGAATTTGGGAATCAGGTGGTAATAGTGTTTATATGAGTGGTGGTGATGGACAACGAATAAAAGTTAAACCACCAAGAAACCAAATTAGTGTTGGACCATTTGTTGGAGTTCAATACGATAAGAGTACTGGATTAACAGAACCCGTAATTGGGTTCGGTGTAACTTATAATGCACTAAAAATATGGGATTGGAAATAAAATGGCTTTTATAATAGCAGAACCTTGTGTGGGAACTTGTGATACAGCTTGTGTAGATGTATGTCCAGTAGATTGTATTCACGGCCCAATTGATAAGGATGGGTTAGGAGCAGAAGTACCTGGATTAGATACATTAGATGGGAAACAATTATACATTGACCCAGAAGAATGTATTGATTGTGGTGCTTGTGAACCTGAGTGTCCAGTTGAAGCTATATTTGATGAAGATATGTTACCAGATGAATGGAAAGAATATATCGATATTAATGCAAACTTTTTTAAAGATTAGGAGACTTTAATGCCTATTGATAAAACAATAAAAAAGATGAAAGATGTAGTTAGTAAAGATGTTAAAGATAATATGGCTGCATCTCGTCAAGAGCAACAACATTGGATTAATAAAGAATTAGTTGGTATTATAAAATACCGACAACAAAAAAAGTGGCAAGTAAGTTTAATCATAATGGTGATATTTATGGTTGTACTACTTCTGATGATTTATTTCATTGGATTGGGTAGAGATTTAATGCCAGAATGGAAAGAAATCCTACTACTTATGTTAGGTGGGTTTATTGCGAGTTTTAGTAAAGTTGTTGATTTCTGGTTTAATAATCAAGAAAACGATAATAAATTATTGGAACACGCCGATGATTAATGAAAGGGTAAAATGCCAAATAGAAATGCAAAAAACAGAAAACAATTGAAACAAAAACTAAACGCAAAATGGAAAAAAGAAGGTAGAACAGCTAACCAACACAAAAAGTGGAAAGCAAAACAACCTAAGAATCAAAACCAATGGGGTAGATAATGATTAAATTAAAAGAGTTGATTGAATTACAATCTATGGTTTATACAGAAACTATAAAACCAAAACACAAAAAAAGGTTTACAAGACCTACACCAAGTTTTCACGAGAATCTTGTAATGCCAAAATATCAACCACCATCAAATGATAGTTCTACTACATTAGATGAAATTAAGTATTTAAGTTCAATAAAACCAAATAAGGATAAAGTTTTAAAATTTGATAAAGTTAAAGAAACATTTAAACCTTATGCAGAAGAACTTGGTATATATGAGTATATTAAAAAAATAGAACACGAATCAGTAAAGTTTATTATGAAATTAAAATATGAGTATAATAGACCAAGACCTTATCAAATTGCTGAGTTCTATGGTATTGATTTAAATGGTACGGAAACTAATAGTATGAAAACACCATCATTTCCAAGTGGACATGCAATACAAGGATATTTAATTGCTGATATATTAAGTAAACATAATCCAAGTAATACTGAAATGTATCAAAAGATAGGTGAAGATATTGCACATTCAAGAATAATTGGAAAAGCACATTATCCATCTGATAAGAAATATGGAAAGAAAGTTGCTAAAGCATTATTCAAAGGATTAAAATGATTCCTAAATTAACACCAATACATCTATTGATGGAACGAGTGGATTTACTATTTGTGGCATCTGAATTAGTAAAATACTATAGATTAAAATCTAAAGTAAAGTTTGGTACTTATGGTAAAGATGAGGGTGGATATAATTGGGATACTGATACTATCAATCTAAAAAAATATTATCCAAAGGTTTCTGAATTTATTATTACTATCTTACACGAAATACACCATGCAAAACAAGTAAACAAAATGGGTATAAAAAAGTTTATGAAGAAATATAATCAAGCTGGAAATATGGCTGATTTGTATGGTAAAGATAGATATCTACATAATAAGTGGGAAAAGAAAGCAGAGAATTGGGCTCAACAAGAATATCGTAAAAAATGGAAAAATAAATTCTAATTTAAGCTTTTTTCTGGATATATATTAATAACAATTGTTATGTTAACATTAAAGGTTCTAAGAAAAATCACAACCTTATTTTTCTCTGAAATTATTACGCCCAATTAAAAAATAAAAATTACATTCTGAGAGATTTATAATATATTTATTAATAACTAATAATTAAAAGCTTTTAAATAATATAACTAATAACTTTAACTTAGGTTTTATAATATGAAAACTCGTTCAGCAAAGAACAAAGGCAAACGCCTACAAAATTCAGTAAGAGAACTTCTTCTCGAAACATTCACAGATTTAGAACCAGATGATATTAAATCCACTACTATGGGAGAGAGTGGAGAGGATATTCAGTTATCACCTGCAGCCCGTAAACTTATACCATACTCATTCGAGTGTAAGAATCACGAAAAATTAAATATATGGAGTGCCTTAGAACAAGCAGAGGAATACTCACATAAAGGAACACCAGTTGTGGTGTTTAAAAGAAACAGGTCAAAGACCTACGCAGTAATAGAATTAAAGGAATTTGTAGAACTTATTAAATGAGTGTAATAATTAAGTTAGAAGATGGTACAGAAATAGATGATACTTTTGTAACGAGTGTTGATAGCATTATGATATTAAAAGATATGATAGGTGATGATAAAGTATTTGATGAGAATCAAAAAATATCTGAGTATGGAATGAAAAAATTAAAAAGGTTACAAAAAAAGTGGTGTAGGGAAAATCAACACAAGAATTGGAATAATAAAGATTTTATAAAATGAGTCAATTAGTTATAAACATCTTAGATAAAGCATTAAAATCTAAGGGTACAAAGTTAAAGAAAACAAATGAGTATATGTATTGGTCACCATTTGTTTCACATCATAAACAAAAATTACAAGTCAATATAGAGACTGGAAAATGGCATTGTTGGGTAAGTAATCAAGGTGGACATAATCTCTTCCAATTACTTAAACAAGTAAATGCCAATCGTACATTATACAAAGAATTAAGTGATGCTACTGGTAGTACATATTATCAAAAGAAAGATGATAAGAAAGAAATTGCGGTAACCTTACCTAAAGAGTGTAAACCATTATGGAATGGTGGTGATTCAGTACAGAAGTTACACGCTCTTAAATTTGTTATGGAGAGAGGATTATCTTTTGATGATATTATCAGATATAACTTAGGGTATTGTTTAAGTGGTACATATCAGAATAGAATCATTATACCATCATATGATAGTGATGGACAATTAAATTATTTCGTTGGTAGGGATTTTTATAAAGGCGGTATGAAATATAAGAATCCACCCGTTCAAAAGGATATCATCGGTTTCGACCTATATGTTAATTGGGATGAACCGATTATACTTTGTGAGGGGGTATTTGATGCAATGGCCATTAAAAACAATTCAATCCCACTATTCGGAAAAACAATTTTACCTAAACTTTACAATAAAATAGTCGAAAAGCGAGTCAAACAGGTATTTATTTCATTAGACGATGATGCTTTCAAGTCGTCTTTGGAAATAATATCTAAACTGATGGCGTTGGATATCGATGTGAGGTTTGTAAAGTTACAAGGTAAAGACCCAAGTGATTTAGGTTATTTGCAAATGATTGACCAGGTGTTGTTGTCTAAAGAAGTTAATTTTAAAGAATTGATGAGGATGAAAATCTATGGCAACAAGAGATGAAATATGGAAATTTGGTGATGGACACCACAGAGTGCATATAACAAGTTTAAAAGCGTATGAAAAAATAAAATCGTTTTTGGGAATTACAGAAGATAGTTATTATAAGAAAAATGGCAAAGTATTCGCATGGGATGTTACTTGTGAAAATAAAAAGTTACCACGCGTTAAAAAGATACTAAAGGAGTATTCTTGATTCAAGAAAAAGTTAAAGTTCCCTTTCGTAAATTAAAGCATATACACCATATTTCCGACATACAAATTAGGAACTTGAAAAGACACAGAGAGTACGAAGAAGTATTCAATGGGTTGTATGAGGAAGTAAAAAAGAATCCAAATAATGCGGTTGCATATATTGGTGGTGATATTGCTCATTCTAAATGTGAGATGTCACCAGAATTGATAGACCAATTGTCAAGGTTATTTAAAAACCTTGCAGATATTGTACCTACAATTATTATCGCTGGTAATCACGATTGTAATTTAAATAATCTAAATAGAATGGATTGTTTAACACCAATCGTAGAAAATCTAAATCATCCAAATCTACACTACCTAAAACGAACAGGTGTTTATACATTTGCAGATACTGATTTTATAGTGTGGGATGTTTGGGATAAAGAAGAAGATTATATTAAAGCAAAAGATGTTCCAGGTGATAGAAACAAAGTTGTATTATTTCACGGAACAGTCGATAGGAGTGAAACTGATTTAGGTTTCAAACTACCAAGTAAAGTAAAGATGAGTATGTTCAAAGGATATGATTTAGGATTACTTGGAGATATACACAAACGACAACATCTTAATAAAGAAGAAACTATATCTTATTGTGGTTCATTAGTACAGCAAAATCACGGAGAGGATATAGGTAAGGGTTATTTACTTTGGGATGTTCCTGCCCGCAAATCGGAGTATATAGAGATACATAATGATTATGGTTATTATACTATTAATATTGATGATGGTAAGTTACCAGATTTAAGTGATTTACCAAATAAACCACGAGTTCGTGTACGAGTAAGTAATACGAAACCTGCTCAATTAAAACGATTAATGACTAAAGTTCAAAAGATGGCTAAGATTCAAGAATCAGTTATCACAAGAGTAGACGGATTATCAACAGATAAGATTCGTGATAATAAAGTTAACATTGGTGATGTATCTAATGTTGGTTATCAGTTTGATTTAATTAGTGAGTATTTAAAGAACAATTATATTGTTGATGATAATACTATGATTAAGATTAAAAAAGTACTTACTGATTTAAACGCGGTTGTACCAGAAGCTGATATACAAAGAAATGTACATTGGAAGTTAAAGAGATTTGAATTTAGTAATCTATTCAGTTATGGTGAAGATAATGTAGTTGATTTCACTAAATTAAATGGTATGATTGGATTGTTTGCTCCAAACGCAAGTGGTAAATCAGCACTATTAGATGCATTATGTTTTAACTTATTTGATTTAAGTTCTCGTACATTTAAAGCAGATAACATTATTAATAAAGCAAAAACTACATTACATTGTAAAGTTAATTTTGAGATAGATGGTATAGATTATTTTATTGAGAAAAAAGGTAAAAAGAATCTAAGGACTGGACATGTCAAAGTTGATATAGATTTTTGGATGGTAGATGACACAGGTGAAAGTATATCATTAAATGGAGACCAAAGAAGAACCACACAAAATAACATCAAACGAGTTATTGGTAACTACGAGGATTTTATTTTAACATCTATGAGTTCACAGAATAACTCTACAGTCTTTATTGATAAAACTCAAAAGGAAAGAAAAGAGTTGTTATCTCAATTTATGGGATTAAAGATATTTGATACTTTATGGCAACAAGCATCTGAGGATATTAAAGAAGTAAATACACTACTTAATGATTTTAAAAAAGCAGATTATGATAGTGAGTTAGCAAAGATAACTGATGATTTAATTCTACTTGAATCTAAAGAAAAAGATTTTAAGAAAGATGAGAAAGAATTAAAGAAATCAATCAAAGATATAATGAATAGTATTAAACAAGAAACTCTAAGATTAAAACCAGTTGATACTACACTTAAACCAATTAAAACATTGGAAGATGAACACTCTAAGTTAACAACATTACGAGACAATGTCAAGGAAAAACTTAACGAACTTTCAACCGAACAATATGATTTTGAAAAAGCAGTAAAAGAGATTGAGAATAAGATTGTAATATACCAACAAGATGGTGTAGAAGAAAAGTATTATCAATTAGAAAAGTTAGAAGAAGAACGAGATTTATTTCAAATAGAATTAGATAAATTAAAATCTGAAGTACGAGTTAAATTAGATAAGATTGATAAACTTGGTAATTTGACACACGATGAGGATTGTGAACATTGTATGAGTAATCCATTTACATTGGATGCTATTGAAACTAAAACAAATCTTGATAAAGATAAACTTCTTGCACAACAATATGTTCAGAAAAAACAATTGATGGAAGATGAGATACAGAAACAATTTAAGGTTCGTGCGTTTAAAAAAGATTTAGATGAATTAGAAGGTAAGTTAAGTGAAAAACAAAGATATCAAGAAAACATTATATCTAATATAAATCTTATAAAAGAAAAACAGAAGAATATAACTACTCAGTTTAATCTTATTACAAGTGATATTGAGAAATCAAAAGCTCAAGAAAAAAATGTAGTGTTTAATGAACAGATTGCACAAGCAATTGACCACCTACAAAACAACAATGATGATTTAGATTATCAGTTAGATATGGTTAGTAAGAAATTAACTTCCATTCACGGAGATATAAAAGTTCTTAAAACTAAAGAAAATCAAATCAACACTAATATAGATAAAGTAGAAGAACTTGAGGGAGACCATCAAGCATATCAATACTTACTTGAGGCAATCAAACGAGATGGTGTACCATATGATTTGATTAGTAAATCATTACCAACAGTCGAGGGTGCAGTAAATGATATTCTTGCACAGATAGTTGATTTTAGTATTGTGTTTAATATGGATGGTAAACAAATAGATACTCACATTGTTTATGATGATGATAGAGTATGGCCTTTAGAGTTATCAAGTGGTATGGAACGATTCATTAGTTCACTTGCAATAAGAGTTGGTTTAATGAATGTAAGTAATCTACCAAGAAGTAACTTCCTTGCTATTGATGAGGGATGGGGAACGATGGATAATGAAAACTTAAATTCAGTTTCACAATTGTTTCAATATTTGAAATCAGAATTTCAATTCTCATTGGTTGTTTCTCATATAGAATCTATGAGAGATTTTGTTGATACTTTATTAGAAATTAAAAAGGTTAATGGAAGTTCATCCGTTAGGTTTAGTAGAGATTGATGGCATTTTAGCCTTTGGTGGTAAACCACCTTTCATCTTACCTAATGTTTGATTTATAAAAGAAGAACAATTAGTTCTATTCTCTTTGCAGTAATATTTCAACCATTCCATAACATCTTCATCTAATGTAAAGTTATATCTTTTTTTCATAATTATACTTACCTTATACACACTTTATATATATAAATAAGTATCATTATTTTAAATTTTAATATTTATATAAGAATACTTTTATAACGGAGTAGAACATTTAAATGGCAATCTTAAAAAGAATCAACAAATATCAAGGTTTAAAAGATATAGATATTCTTGTAGAAGAGGTTGGGTTAACTTCCCAATACTTCCAAGTTTACGATTTTCCAGACCAAGTACCACAAGGTAAATCATCATTCTTAGTTGCAGGTTCACCTTTCTTAGCAGACAATGTAGAACTTAAAGTTGAAATTATAGATGCAGGTGGAAACACAGTCTATACTGAAGCAATAACAGATTATCTTGAGGGGAACGCACGTCGTGTATCAGTAGAGGTATATGATGATGTTGTACCTGGTGATGGTTTTATGTATATAGTAGGTGAACTCAAACCTAACTATAAACAAATATCTGGCTTAGAAGCAAATCAAGATAATATAACCGATACTCAAATAATAGACCCGGCAAGTTTTGGGCCTGGACTTGGTGCGGGTAATATACCCGATGAATTTATAGAACAAGTTAATGCACAGAATGCTCAAGATGTGCCAGAAGAATTTCAAGGTGTTTATAATGTACGATATGTAAGACCAGTATTTATTAATGCTGCATTACCTAATTCACAACCAATCTTTTTTTACCAACAACCAAGAATAACAGTCACGGAAGTTGTTAAACCTTTTATAGAACAATTAGCACCAAGTGGTTCAGTCGTATTAAGTGGTAGTATAGAAGCTAATCCCGCACCTGATTTGGCACCATTACCAGCACCAATAGACCCACCACCAGGTTTTCCAAAAAATCCCGCAGCAGAGGGATTGGGTAAAATTGGTCAGATAAACGAAATATTTAAATCAAGTAAAAAAGCAAAAGCTAATCCATTTAGAAATTCTGGTTTTAGGTCAAGGGGGAGATTAATACGAAGAGCATCACCTGAACAAGATAGATTCTCAATGAAAATACACGCACTTGAAGAATCAAATGAAACCACAAAGGATAAAGCATCAAGTGCATTAGTAGGTGCAACTCTTAAAATTAAATCACCAAAGATTGATTTAGTTAAATTTCCTGCAGCTGATTTTGATATACCCGAAGTATTTGAAACAAGTGTTAAAAAAGTTTTAAATGAAGAAACAATTGTACCAGTAGATGATTTTTACATTACAAGAAAAGATACAAAAGAACAGATACCAGTACCTATTATAGCAGATGAAGTTGCTGGTGGTGGACAATCTGAAGTTACAATGTCTTATACACCTTTTCCTGAACAATCACTTAGTGCAACACACAATCGTTCTTTTGCAGATATAACAGTCGCAAACCTAAGAACCTTTAGTGGTGATGTGTATAAAACAAAAATTTATGGTAAGAGTCAAGGTTCACTTGGAGATTTTGAATTATTACACGAGGGTACAATTGAATCACCACAAACATTAATAGACCCATTTAGTCCAGATGGATTTTTAAATATTGGTTATTTCCACACACAGAGTATAGTGGATAGTTATTGGTTAGTAAGTGGTGGTGCTGTTACAAGAGATGATACCAAAATATTAGATGGTGTTCAAATTAGTGGTTCTAATTATGGTGTAAGTGATTCGGTTGAGTTTACAACATCAGGTAGTTTTTCATTAGAAAAAGGTGTACCTTATTCCATTACATTTAATGCACATTATTTTAAAGAAGATAAAGTAAAATCAGATGGTAGTGTAGGAAAAGATTTTGAATTAGATGTATTGGTAGATGAGGCAGCATTAATAGGTGGTTCGTTAGATGGTAAATACCAATCGGTTGGTAAAGTAGATTTAGATGGGTTAACTGAATTTGAAGGTACAATTCCAGGCATTTACACAACATTTTTAACACCAAGTGATGTAGGACCAACTCTTAAATTAAAATTTAAATTAAATTCTGGTAGAGCAATTATTAATGATATAGTTGTTCGTCCACATGCAGAAACAAACTTTAATCCAGATTTCTTTAGGGTGGTATTACCAATGGCATATCCATTACCTAAACAGCCAGATTTGTATGATTTCTTAGTTGAGTTCTATGATGTAAATAATAATATTGCAGAAACATTCACGATAGGACAAAATATAGAATTTACAGGTGCACCATTAAATATTGATGGTGAGGATAACCTACTTAGTGGTTCGATGTTTATTGGTTCTGCACAAGGTAGTGGTTTTGAAATGGCGGGTGTATCATCTGCGTTTCTAAGGTCTATTGGATATAATGGATTTGATAAAACAATTGCAGAAAACAAGGGTGGATTTTTACTCTTTAGTGGTTCAATTGGGGATAGATTAACTGCAAGTGAAGCATATGAGGGTGTTGGATTAGAGATTGTAGATGCCCATACTTCACAAGATAGATATTTAAAATTCAGAACAAATCCAAGTACATTTGAAGTTGTTACCGACCAGTTCTTTTTAGGACAAGCTGGTAATTCTTTTGTTAGTGGTGCAAATGGTAACATAGAAATATTTTCATCAGGTACTACAACACTAAGTGGTAGTAATGTTGATATACTTACACCTAATTTTTATCTTGGTGGTGATAGTAATTTTATAAGTGGTAGTGGTGGAAACATAGAAATATTTAATAGTGGTACTACAACATTAAGTGGTAGTGCAGTTGATATTTTAACACCATCATTTTTCTTAGGTGGACAAAGTGCATTTGTAAGTGGTAGTGGTGGTAATGTAGAAATAAGTTCAAGTAATTTTCATTTAACTGCAGGTGGTGATGTAACGATGAGTGGTACAATTACTGCAACTGCGGGTAATATTGGAGATTTCCAAATTATAGATGGTCAGATTAGTGGTAGTAATATCACAATGAATGCAACCAATTCCACAATATTTAAAACAGACCAAGGACCTGGTTCTGATAGTGGAGAATCTTTTAGACAATTAAAAGATGAGTATTATATTGATTTTACACCAGAGGATGAAAGTCCTGATAATTTCCATGTCAAGTTCGGACCAAACTTTTCGGTAGATAAAGATGGTGTACTTTTTGCAAGTGGTGCAAGATTTGAGGGTAGTATTACAGCATCACAAGGTTTGATTGGTGGATTCACTACAGATAGTAGTTCTTTCCATAGTGCACACATATTCATAAGTGGTTCACCAGCAGTTGGTGGAGCACCAAACGATAGAAATATGTTCATCTCATCTTCAAATTTCAATGTAAAAGAAGATGGTAGTATCACAGGTTCAAGTGCAAGATTTGATGGTAACACGGATATAAGTGGAACAACCACAATCGGTGGAAACTTGACTGTAGATGGAACTGGTACGATTGCATCATTTGGATTAACAGAAACAGCAATCTCAAGTTCTAATGATAATTTAATTTTAAAATCAACTGGTGAGATAACCGCATCAGCAGCAAAGATTTCTGGTGATAGTGTTGATATAGATGTTTCACAATTTGAATTGGATGCAACTGATGTAGCAATATCATCACAACACGCATCAATGAGTTTAGGACACGATGCAGATACAAATGGTGGTGTACGATTAGTTGGAACTAATGGTGGTAGTATTGTAATGGGAGATAACCTACCTGCAAACTTATCTGATAATGGTATCTTTATGAGTGGTAGTGGAGATTTTAATTTTCAAGGTGATACATCTAACTTTATTAGAAAGATAGGAACTGCAGTTACAATCGCATCTGAAACATTTGGATTAGATGCTGGTTCACTTATTATCAGTAGTTCAATGGATAGTGGAAAGGGAGTTATACGATTAGGTACAAGTGGTGGACCAAACTCACCAACAAGTACAACCGCAGGAATCTATATGGATGGTGGTGGTGCATTAAATGTAGTTGGAAACTCTACAAACTTTTTACGAACAGATGAGGGTTCATTAACAGTCAATACCGATACCTTAGATTTAAAAACAAGTACATTAAGAGTATCATCATCTAATGGTGGAGTAATTGCTTTAGGTGAAACCATACCACAAAAACTTGAAGCAGCTGGATTATTTTTAAGTGGTAGTGGACAATTTAGTTTTTACTCATCATCAAGGGGACACATAGTATTTGATGGTACAGATTTTAAAATAGCATCAGAAAATTTAACAATTGATACATCAACACTTGATATCAATACTGCAGGTGGTGGTAATATCGCACTTGGTAGTGGTTCACCATCATTAACTGCAGCAGGTATTTTCCTAAGTGGTAGTGGTGATTTCAATTTTATGAAAGATGCCAATAACTTTATACGACAAAGTGGTGGTACATTCCAAATAAAAGCTGATACATTTGATTTAGCAACTTCAACATTAATAATTGATTCAGCAGCAAATAATGGAAAGATTGCTTTAGGTGCAACACCTAACACAAGTGTGGGTGGGACTAATAAAGGTATCTATATGGATGGTACTGGTGATTTCTTAGTAAGAGGGGATGGTAATAACTTCTTTAAATTTGATGCAAGTGGAGCTTCGATAGAAATAAAATCAGATACATTTGATTTAGCAACAACCACATTGATATTAGATAGTTCAACAAATAGTGGTAAGTTAGCTTTAGGACAAACACCACCATCTGCACATAATAGTGGTAATGGTATATATTTTGATGGAACGGCTAAGTTCTTAATTGGTAGTGCAAGTGGAGACCATTTACAATATGATGGTGATAACTTTGATATTAAAGTTGGTTCATTAGAATTAGATGCAAGTAACATTGAGATTAGTTCAACCAACGCATCTATGTCATTAGGAGAGGGTAACATAATACTCGATGGTGCTAATAATAAAATTAAAGTTGGTAAAACTTCTAATAAACAAGTTGAGATAGTTGGTTCATCCACACAAGGATATATTGCAACAGGTAAAACAAGTGCAACATCAACTACTGCAGGATTTTGGTTAGCAAACAACAACACAGACACAGAATTTCATGTCGGTAATTCTTCTAATTTCTTAAAATTTGATGGTGGAGATTTCTCGATTGCATCAGACCAATTAGAAGTATCTGCTTCAACATTACAAATATCTACAGCAAATGTTTCTATGAGTTTAGGACATTCAAATGATGACCCATTTGGTACATTGATAATGAAAGGTGGTAGTACACCAACATTTGCAATGGGTAGAGGTGCAGTTAGTATGAGTTTAAATTCTGGTAGTGGTATCTTCTTTGATGGAGATGGTAACTTCAGAATGGGTGATGATGATGGTAGTTTATCAATGCAAAATGGTAACTTTAGTATTACAGGTTCTGATGTTGATATTAATGTAACTGATTTAAATATTACTTCGACTGGATTTAGATTATCATCCACAAATGCTTCGATGTCATTAGGTACAAATGACCAATTATTTATGCACGCAAATAGTTCAAGTCCATTCCTTAGTGTTGGACAATCTACAAAAGGTTACGGACAGACAGGAACTTTCTTAGGATTTGTAAATTCAGTATCAAGACCACGAGTTTCTTTTGTGGGAAGTGCTGGACATTTTAAATTTGATACTGGTTTAGATATACAAACAGATACATTCGAACTTGATGCAAATAGTGGTGATTTACAAATATCAAGTGCTCATAAATCAATGTCATTAAATGATGGAACTATTGTATTTGATGGACCAAACAAAAAAATAACAGTCGGTACAAGTAATGCTGTTACTATTCAAGGTGGTAGTACAGATAACTTTATTGCAATGGGTAGTAAAACTAATTTTGGTGATGAGGGAAGTGGTACTGCTGGGATATTAATCGGAATGGATTCATCAAATCCACAAGCAGAATTTGTAAAGAGTTCTACAGAATATATTATTTTTGATAATGGCGTAGATATGAAAACACTCAATTTTGAGTTGGATGCAAATGGTGGAGATTTACAAATATCATCTGCACATAAATCTATGAGTTTGGGTGGTGAAGTTAAATTAGATGGAACAAACACAAAGATAGAAGTTGGTTCAAGTAATAAAATTACTATTCAAGGTGGAAGTACTGATAACTTTATCACTATGGGTAGTAAAACAAGTTTCACACACGAGGGTAGTGGAACTGCAGGTATATTAATTGGAATGGATGGAAGTAATCCACAAGCAGAATTTGTAAAGAGTGCAACTGATTACTTTATATTCGATGATGGTTTAGATATTAAAACTACTAAACTTGAATTAGATGCTGGTTCACTACAATTATCCAATACACAAAATTCTATGAGTTTAAGTCCTGATGGAAGTAATCCTATCAGAATGGTTGGTGATGGTACAGATGCATTTATTACAATGGGTAGTAAAGCAAGTTTTGGTAATGAGGGTAGTGGAACTGCTGGTATTATTATCGGTATGGATGGTGCTAATCCACAAGCAGAGTTTGTTAAAAACTCTACAAATTATTTTATATTCGATGATGGTATTGATATTAAAACCGATACATTCAAACTCGATACAACAAATCTCGATATAGATTCATCAACCAGTAGGATTCAAATTCATAATGGTAGTAATGAAGTTGTAAGATTAGGAGAGATAAGTGATAGTGCATCAGATTTATATGGATTAAAGATTTATGATGGAAGTGGAACTGCATCAAGTAATACACTTGTAAAACTTGGTGGAGAGGGTAACACAATTGCTGGTTGGACAATCAGTAATACTGCACTAACGGGTGGTAATATGATTATCCGTCAAGATGGTACAATTGAATCTGCAGGATTTGCAAGTAATGTTGCTGGAAGTGGATTTAGATTAACTGCAGCACAAGGTGGATTTTTAGAAGTAGAAAATGCTAAGATTCGTGGAACATTAGCAACTGCAGTATTTGAAAAAGAAAGTGTAAATGCGGTTGGTGGACAATTATATGTAGCAAACTCTACAGTCTTAACATCAAGTGCATTTAATCCAAATGGAATACATACTGCAGCACAAACCACAATGTCAGTTGAAAATGTTACTGGTTTTGCTAGTGGTGAAATTTTATCTTTAAAGAGAGTATCTAATACAGGTTTCTCTACTGAATATGTAAAGGTTGCAAGTTCATCAAGAACTGATACATCAAGTGATACAAATTTTTCTGGAGAACTTTATGTTTCTCGTGGATTAGGAAATGGTGTAGCAGGAGATAGTGGTTCATTGGGAGAATCACCTGGTGCAGCACAAGCATATAGTGGTTCACAAGTAATAGTTTCTACTGGTAAATTAAATACTGGTTACATAAGATTAAACGCAAATCCAAATGATGAAACAACACCATATATGGATATTGTTGAAAGAACAGGTAGTAACATTTATGATGTACAATTAAAAGCTCGTTTAGGAGATTTAAGTGGATTAAGTAGTGGATTACTATTTGGTGAAACAGACCCAGGTTTTGGATTATTTACGGAAAATGTATTCTTGAAAGGAGCAATCACTGCAACTACTGGTTCGATAACTGGTCAGTTATTTGTAAACACAACCGATTCAGAAAGATTAATTTTAGGTGTTGATATAAGTGGTACTAACGATGGTTTACATATAAATGATAATAACTATTGGTACACGACTGGTGCATTAAAAGTTGGTTCATCAAATTATTATTTACAAAATGATTCAAGTGGTAATTTAACACTAAGACCAAAAGAACTTGATATTAGAGTTGGTAGTGTTGATTTTGAATTATCATCTACACAACAATCTATGTCATTTGCAGATAAAGATATTTTAATAAAGAAAGATGGAAGTGATGCAAGTATTACAGTCGGTGGAACTACAAGTAAACAAATTACAATTAAGGGTAGTAATACTCAAGGATATATCGCAAGTGGTAAAACATCTGCTGCTTCATTAACAGAGGGATTTTGGATTGCTAATAACAATACGGATGCGGAGTTCCATATTGGTGATGGTACAAGTGCAATTAAATTTGATGATAATCAATTACACATAACTTCTTCAAAATTTGAACTTGATGTTAATGAGGGTGATTTACAAATATCATCACAACATAAATCAGCATCATATGGAAATAAAGCAATTGTAATTGATGGTTCGAAAGCATTGATTAGTGTTGGTACTACTGCAAACAAACAAATTTTTATAAGTGGTAGTACATCTCAAGGTTTAATTTATAGTGGTAAAACATCTGCTGCTTCTACAACAGAGGGATTTTGGTTAGCAAACAATAACCAAGATATAGAATTTGTAGTTGGAGATGCAACAGATTTTATAAAGTTTGATGATAACGCATTATCATTATCTACAAGAACTTTTGAATTAAATGCAGGTGATGGTGATTTACAAATATCAAGTGGACACACATCAATGTCATTAGCAGATGATATGATTTTATTAAAAGCAGCAGGTAATGCAGGAAGTATTCAAGTAGGACAACATTCATCAAATAATATTATGATAACTGGTAGTACTACTGCTGGTGTTATAAAGAGTGGTAAATCAAGTGTTAATGATTTAACTTCAGGTTTCTACATAGCAAATGATGCTGGTACAGAACAATTCCATATTGGGGATGGTACTAATGCATTAAAATATGATGGAAGTAATCTACACATAACTGCATCACAAGTAAATTTAACTGGTGAGGGTGTAACTATAGATGTAAGCACATTTGAATTAGAAGCAGCAAATGTAGAGATATCATCTGGTCAAGCTTCAATGAGTGTTGGTTATGATGATAATCTTGCAGGTGGTATAAACATCGCAGGTGGAGCAACATCTACTATTGGGTTTGGAAGTAAAGCATCACCACGAATGAAATTATCAAGTACCGCAACTGATTCATTTTTACAAATTGGTTCACCAACATTTGCTAATCCTGCACAAAGTGGTATTCTGATTGGTAGTGATGGTGGAACTGCTGAATTTCACATTTATAATGCTGCAAATAAAAAGATTTCATTTGATGGTAGTGATTTTGATATAAGAACTACAAAACTTTATTTAGAAACCACAGGTTTAAAACTAAGTGGTGATAGTGGAACTGGTACAAGTAATTACTTAGCATTAGGTTCTGCAACAAGTGCAACTGCTGGAAGTGGTATTTGGTTAGATGGTGGTGGAAACGCAAGATTTGGTACTGCAACCAATAGTGATAATTTTATATACTTTAATGGAAGTACACTACAAATTAAAGCAGATGATATTGATATTTCATCTACTGCATTTAATTTAAATGCTAATGGTGGTGATTTAATAATTTCAAGTTCAGACCATCGTATTTCATTAGCAAATGAAAATATTATATTAGATGGTACTTCGACTGGATTTATGTCAATAGGAACTGTCACAGGTGTTACAGATACAGGTGGAAGTAACAAAGGATTTTATGCAGAGGGTGATGGAGATTTCATAACTAAAGCAGCTGCAAATAAATATATACAATTCAATGGTGGTGATTTAGATATTAAAACAGGTATCTTCAAACTTGATACCGCAAAACTCGATATTGATTCATCCGCTGGTGGAAGTGGTAGTATTGCATTAGGTGCAACACCACCAACACAATACAATAGTGGAACAGGTTTCTTTGTAGATGGTGCTGGTAAATTCCTATTAGGAAATTCAGGTGGTAACAAAGTTCAATTCGATGGAAGTACATTGACCGTTGCTGGTACGATTAATATTATTAGTGGTGATTTGGCAGGTGTAACTTCCAATACAATTAGTGGTTCATATCCACCAGCATCTGCTTCACAAGATTTAGGTTTTGCAACACAAGTTGTGTTGGATTCTGATGGTATGAGTTTAAAGAATGCTGATGCAAGTAAAACATTAGCAACTTATGGAAAAACAGCAAAAATATTTGATGGTTTAAATTCCAACACTTATGTAGAGGTTGGTGGTAAAGGAATAACACAAGTTAGTGGAAGTGTAACGGGTAGTTTATTAACCAATGGAGTGATGAGTTTATTTGGTGCTGGTGCAGAAAAAGCAGTATTCAGTAGTACAGGTTCATTATTCAGAGGTGATGCACAAAACACATTCACAAGAGTAGATTCAAATGGATTAACAATTGTGGATAACGGAAGTGTACAAGGTACATTCACTAATGGTACAATTAATCTTTATGGAAACAATGGTACGGATAGAAAAGTAACGATTGATTCAGATGGATTCAAGGCTTATTATGATTCAAATAATTACATAAATGTAAATTCATCCACGATGGACATATATGCGGGTAGTAGTACTGCTGCAGCATCATTTGGAACGACTGTTACACTTCGTGGAAATAATAGTGATGCTGATAAGATTACTATTAATAGTGGTGGAATTAAAATAACTGAGGGTAGTGCAACAATTGCAACCTTTGGTAGTAACATACATTTAAATGATGGACAAATATATGTAGGGGTTACAGGTTCAAGTGGAGATTGGTTAGAGATTGATTCAAGTGGAATTGACATTATGAGAAATAATGTTAGTGTTGGACAATGGCAAGATTCTGCATTACGATTAGGAAAAGTATCAAACGAGCATGTTACAATCAATGATGCGGGTATGAAAGTAATGGATGGAACTACTCTGAAAGCACATTTTGGTAGTGACATACACTTAAATGATGGGCAGATATATGTTGGTGTAACTGGTTCTGATTGGTTAGAAATTGATTCAACATCTATTGATATCAACAGAAACAATGTAAGTGTTGGTCAGTTCACAGATTCAGCTATGAGAATAGGGCGATTATCAAATGAGCATGTCATAGTCAATGATTCGGGTATGAAAGTAATGGATGGAACTACATTGAAGGCACACTTCGGAAGTGATATCCATTTAAATGATGGGCAAATATATGTGGGAGTTACAGGTTCTGATTGGTTGGAGATTGATTCAACATCTATTGATATATTTAGAAATAATACAAGTGTAATCAATCTAACAGATTCAGACTTTAGAATTGGTGCAGTTGCCAAAGACCATACCATCATCAATAATAGTGGTTTGAAAGTTATGGATGGTACTGCAATGAGAGCAACATTTGGAGCTGATGCTCACATTAATGGTGGGACTATTTATGTTGGTGTAACTGGTTCAAGTGGGGATTGGGTAGAGATTGATTCTAGCGGAATTGATATTATGAGAAATAATGTTAGTACTGCTAAATTTGAAGATTCTACAATTACATTAGCACCAAACACAGGTGCAGCAACAGATGATGCAGTTGTTATTTCATCAACTAATGGTGTAAAAATTTATGATAATAGTACAGACTATGTACATCTGGCTTCAGATGGTATGAGTGTTTATGCTGGACATGCAAGTAATAAATCAGCACACTTTGGTAGTACTATTTCATTATACTCAGATGGAGCGTTAGGTTCTCATAATAGAACTCTACACATAACAGACCACGGAATAAATATTGGACAAAATACAACTGGTCCATCAGGTGCAAATACACCAAGTGCAATTATTAATAATGTAAGTATTACGGGTGCGGGTGTAAGAGTTTATGGAGATGCTACCAATACTTACGCAGATGTAGGTTCTTCTGGTTTAGATATTGTTAAAACTGGAACTAATGTTGCGAACTTTGGTGCTACGGTCAGAGTTGGTGAAGATGATAATGCCAAATCTGCATTTAGAGTTGATGGAAGTGGTAATGTTACAGTCGGAACTGGAAACACAACAAACTTTCAAGTATTCGCAGATGGAACAGTCAGTTCATCAAACGCTATATTTGCTAAAGGTAAAATTACAGATGCTACAGCGGTTGAGGGTCTTATACAAGGATTTGTTAATATGAAGTACACATCATCAAATGCTTCTGCAGTAGCACACACTGCATATGATTGGTATTCATCACTTGTTAAAGACAGTGCAGCTGGTGCATATACACAATATGATAATCAATATCTAATTGATATTGGTGGTGGTTTTTCTTCAACACATAGTACAAGAGCAATTGCAGTTAACTTTATGAGATTTGATTCATCTTTTTGGAATGATAAAGCAATTGGACATATTAGATTTCCAAGAACAGGTACTGATGCACATTTTGGTAGTGCACAAGTGTTTTTCGAGGGTGGTTCAGGTGGAGCACCATACATCAATGATGCTTCCGATTTTGGTGGTAATAAATATGTATATAATAGTTCAACGCCTGCTTGGGAACAAGTTTGGTTAGATAATTTCCACATTCATGTCGACACTGAAGATTTTGCAAAACCATTTTATCAATCTAATACCATCGGTGGAAATTCTTATGGTAATTCTTGGAGAATAACAAGTGGTATGAGAGTTATGTTTGTAGCAAACACTTTAGATTGGAAAGTAATGCCAAACATTCAAAAGTTTGAAGGTATTAGACCTAAATTTTATAGTGGATTAAATGTAGGAAACACCAATACAGCACACGCAACTTATGAATTATATGTTGCAGGTGATATTGGAGCAACTGGTAATGTTACAGCATATGCTGACTATGTTTGTGATGATTGTGGTTGGCATCACGCTGCAAAACCACTTGATAATATATGTCCAAGTTGTGGTGGAACAAATGTTAACTATCACGATGATGTAGCATTATTAAAACAAATTATTGATACTACTGCAGCACATCCTACTGATATGGAGAAACAATATCAAGCATATGAAAAACTTGCAAAACTTGGGGTGATAGACATAAATATAGATAATCAAGATGATAGGTTAGGACTAAGAGAAAAGGATATACAAGTTACTCATAATTTACATGCGTTAAACAATTATTTAATATCAGGTTTAGTTCAAGAACGAAAAAGAACTGAGGGATTGGAAGATAGAATTGAAAAGATGGAAACAATTATTAAAACTTTTGGTGGTGAACCAGGTAAAGGAGTTGCCCACAATTTTAAAGATGGGAAGATTCAACCTTTTAATGGTGATTATTCAAAAGATGATGGTAGGGTTATTAAAATGATAAGAAATAAGGGTGTTAAGGTTTATCATAATTTTAATAAAATGAAAGAAAGATATTGGAAGTGGGGACAAAAAGACGATATAATGAAAGAAGATTACAAACAAAATAAAGATGGTAGTGTAAACACAAAAAAACAACCAAAACCAAAAATAACGGAGTTATAATATGAGTACAAAGTTTATATATGAAGCTGATATTAATTTAAATATTTTAAATGATACAATACAAGGTGGTGAAATTCATTATAAATTTCACGAAGATGTTGATGGTTGGTATTATGATGAAATGAAATGGAAAGGTGGACAATTTAAAATTGACCTTAATGTAAATAAAAATACAACAAATCTTAGACATGTATATGATTGGATAAATCTACCTTTATCACAATCAAATTGGTATAATGATTTTGTAAAAACTAATTATAATTTAGCTACTGGTTCATTTACAATTAAATCACAAGAACCAGATGATTTTAATTCAAGTCTTTTTAAAACCCACGGCGGTGCATTTCCATCAATGTCTACATCACCATATAGTGGACGATGGGGATTTGGTTTTGGTAGTGGTTCATTTTCAGTAGTGGAGTATCCATAATGGCAAGAAGTAGTGGAGAAGCTTTGGGTTTGGGACAATTAGGTTATGCAACAGGCCATAATGCTAATTCAACAACATCAACATCAATGAATACAGTCTCTGGTGGTACTTCAACAGTCTCAATAGATGATTTTGGAATAGATAGTCTTGATGTAATTGGTGTCGAGGATACAACACCAGATGAGGGTAGTACGATGGCAGTTACTCTTGGGTTTGATGGTAAGGGTAGTTTATTTTTAACCAAGATAGGTAATCAAACTCGAAACTTTACTTGGGGTGGAACTGCAGGTGGTAGTTATGCAAGTGCAGATTATTCAGCACAATGGACTGCTCCTTCAGTAACTTCTAATGCTGCAGGAAATTTAAGTTGTACATTTCACGATGGATTTAATGACCATGTCACAAATTATAATTCTGCACAGACAGTTAACATTACTGTCCAAGAAACAGGTGGGGGTGGTACTGGTGGTGGTGGTAGTTGTTTTATAGCTGGTACGGAAATATTAATGAGTGATAATACTTGGAAACGAATCGAAACCATAACATTCGATGATGTTGTTAAATCAGTTCAAATTCCAACATTACCTGATGCTGATGAATATGCAGTTTATGCTACTTGGCAAGCAACTACACTTAATAATATGGTGAGTTCATCTGCAGAGGTAGTGTTGAATCAAGGAGATTATTACTATGACCACTATGAAATAATTGATGCAGAAAATAATGTTATAAAAGCAACACACGAACACCCGTTATTAATTCAAAGATATCACGATGAAGTAGATGTTGATGGTACAAGTAGAATGATTTATAGATGGGTAAGGGTTCGTGAATTATTAGCAAGTGATA